CATAATTGTGTCTGCAAGAAACAAGCCAAATAAGCAAATTATTATCTACAGAGCAGTGCCAAAGGTATTAAGCAATGAAGAAAAAATTTGGGACTATAAGAAGCAACAAGCATATATTCAAAAGTATGGCAAAATGCCACCAAATATTGATAACTGGAAGAATCGAAGCGAGTACTACGGGTATTTATCTGATGAAATTGACAAGTTGTCTAAAATGCCAGAGGAAGATTTCGACAAAATAAAAATTAGTGATGGCGATTGGGTGACAATTGATTTGCCTTATGCTAAAGTACATGGCGACAGTAATTTAGGCAAGGGTAAATATAGAATATTGAGAAAGACGGTGTCAGCACATAACTTGTATACCGATGGAAACAGTATGCATGAATGGGGTTATAACATATAATTATGAAATTATCAGAAATAATCAACGAAGAAATTAACGAAATGGCTTATCCAGCCTCTTTCAGCATGGAAGCATTTAAGAATGCCAGATCATTCGCTGCAAAGGCTAAGTATTGCGCAGAGAGGCTACAGAGGATATCATCAGGTTCAGGTAGGATTGTTTATAAGATCGACGAAGAAAAGGTCTTAAAACTGGCTAAGAATCAAAAAGGAATAGCTCAGAACGAAATGGAATCAGATCAGTACGTTCAGCAACAATATGGCGATATCGTCACAAAATGTTTTGAGTGGGATGATACTGATAATTATTGGGTGGAAATGGAATTAGCTCAAAAAATGTCTGCTGGCGAGTTTAAAAGAATAGTCGGCGTACCTTTGAATGGCGAAAATTCTTTAGAAATGTGGCTTACTCAAACATTTAAGAATACAAGGGAAAAAGTTTCACCAGAGGTTAATGAATTCTTAGGCGAATCCGAATTTGGTTATAGCCTACAAGACTTTATAGGAAGCTACGGAATGCAGATGTATGACCTTTTTAGACTAAGTTCTTGGGGCAAAGTAAAAAGAGACGGCAAGGATGCTGCTGTTATTGTGGACTTTGGACTAAGCGAAGGCGTATGGAAAGACCATTATGCTCCAAAAAAACAACAAAATAGGTGGTAAGTTGTAACCTTTATTTATGAATTACGTATTTATATAAAAATATTGACATGAGAACTGATAAAATACTTATTAAAGAGGATTACGTTTCAAGATTACGTGACCTTGCTGGCATATCAACAGTTATCAATGAGGACGTTGACAAAATCTTAATCAAAGAAGATATGGATGCACCTGTTGAAACAGTGCTTAACGGCATGAGCAATCAGAAAGCAAGAACATATGTTGGAAACGTTGCAAGAAAAGCCTTTCACACAGGTATTTATAGAGACGATTCATGGCAACCAGTAGCCGCAATCTACAAAGCATTAGATAATGCTGGCATTGACTACGATATGACAGGTTCACAGTATTCGCCTGAATTTCCAAATACATATAAGAAATGGGAACTCACTTTCAAGTTTACAAACGACAAAGGTAGACCCAGCGAGTTGCATGGACAAATAATGGCGGCTGGTGCAGGTTCAGTTGAACAGCCATTAGACAGATATGATATGAACTTCACGATATATTAAATTCCGTTTTTAAGCTCACCTCGAAAAGGTTATGAAATATTCATTTATTTTGTAACCTTTTTTTGTTTTCATCGTATAAGCTATAAACAATTACAATGAAAGTAATAATTGCTGGCGGCAGAGACTTTTACGACTATAAGAAATTAAAGTCAGCTTGCTCGTATTTCTTGAAAAATGAGCCAAATGCAGAGATTGTAAGCGGTGCTGCTAATGGGGCAGACAAGCTTGGCGAACGATATGCCAGAGAACATGGACTAAGAATATCAAGTCACCCTGCTGATTGGGATAGGTATAAAAAGAGTGCTGGCTACATTCGAAATAAAGAAATGGCAGAATATGCTGATGCTTTAATCGCTTTCTGGGATGGTAAAAGCAAAGGTACTAAGCACATGATTGACCTTGCCAGAGAGCATGGATTAAAAGTTCGAGTAATTTCTTATTAATTTTGTAACCTTTTTAAAAACACAACGTATAAGCACATATAACAATTAAAAATAAAGCAATGATTTTAGCAAACATCACAACATATATCGGTCAAGACGCTGACGCTCAGCATTATTACTGTAGTTACGTAAAAAAGACTTGTGATGGTCTTCCTAAAGAACATTATAGCGAAGGAAGTTCCGACAGAGAATACTTGTCAAGAATTGTTGACGATCCTCTGGAAGTGAAAAGAATGAAAGCATCTGGCAGTCGATGGTACATTGGACAAGTGACAACACAATATGTTTCAATTGATCAAATTCACCAACAATTAAAAACAACGTTTGCTGATCAAGATATTATCACTTACTATGAACATAGGCTTTTCAAAAATACTATGTTTATCAAAGACGGCGTCGATGTTGGTATAGCTATCTTCGGCGAAATATGGACAACTGTTCCTAGCTCGTACTATAAGGATTTGATTTCTGACGATGTTATAGTTAAGATCAGATGTTGTTATTGCGGTCATGAGTACACACTTGACGAAGTAACATACCAACAAGATACCATTGATAATGACGGCAATAAAAGAGATTGGGTTCGATTTACAAGGAAACGAGACATGGACGATACATGTTGCAGAGAATTTGATTTAGAATGGAACGTAACGCTATGAACGACGAAAAATATCTCAAGGCTTTAAAATATCTCAATCATGCAACAATAAAAAGATTATTTGAGTTGAATGATGGCAAGATTGACGATTTCTTTGTCAGGGGTGTGGCACGCATTATTAGCCATACACGTAATTTAAAAGCTATTGACAGTACTGGCTTGCTGTTGGTAAATGATGATACCGAAGAAATTAGTGTTAATATTCATACGGCGCATATTCATCCTAGTAAGATCATTGACTATGAGGTTGTCGGCGACTATGTACGAGTTGCTTTAATCGAACAAAGACTTTACAAGTCAACATCAGTAGTTCTTTACGCAGAAATTAATAAACAATTATTATGAAAAAGTGGGAATACAAATACGTTAAATCTGATTACATTGATAATCATCGTCATGATCTAACTGAGTATCTGAATACGATGGGCGAAGAAGGATGGGAACTTGTCACATGCACAGTCCATGACAGCGGATATGCTGGCGACAGTACTCATATCGAGAATCTTGTTTTCAAAAGAAAAATAGAGAAAGCCGTAAAGAAATCGGATATTACTCTCTGTTAAAGATATTGCGGAATGCACGTAGATATCAACGTAAATTATAGAGATTTCTAAAGGGAATCATAACAGTAGCGATATTTCTCTAACTTGCGTGGTTGAGAAATATCTATATAATTAAACTCCAAAGGGAATCACAAGATAATAAAGGGGTGGGAAAAATAGTTATGGATAGAAAGCCTGTAGTGTTACTTACAGGCTTTCTTCTTTGGTAGAATACTATCCTTAATATCTAACAGGTCAGAGGTTTTGATCAGTACTGTTTTTTCATTTTTTCGGGGTCTACAATAAAATCTATATAATTCTGGCGTATGAACAATACGTAAGTCTTTAACTTTATCAATAATAAATTTCTGCAATGCAGCCTTTGTGACGACTATAAACGAATTTATTTGCTCAAATGCGAAATAGTCTGCTTCGCCAAATAGCCAACCTGCTCTACCGTCAAGCATAAGCTCAACCCATTGGATATTTTCATTTGTTGATTCGTCATGTCTGTTAACGCTTTTCAATCCTTTGATTTCAAACTTTTTAGTAACTTGCTGAGGCGTACCCATAAAAAAAATCACAGCCCTGTCCCAATGCTCAAACATATTTTGAGACTTTGTTGCTTCATATGTATTTGGAAATAAGGCAGCAAATTCATCTTCAACCAATTCACCTATTGCTCGGCATCTTTCCTTTTCTTCTTCTAACATATATTAAGTATTTTTGCAAATATATGCCATTATATTGAAAAAAGAAAGTATTTTTGTAACATTATTAAATTAATAACGTATAATCACTAAAATAAATACATATGCATGCAGTAAAATATACAGGAGACTTTGGTTTTATAAAGCCTTTTTCAGCATTAAGAGACATTAAAACATATAGCGTCTTAGGCTTAACGCCGTCAATTGTTATGGGCATTGAAACTAAATTATTTGGCGATTGTGCCAATAGAATCATTAGTCACAGACTTTCATTTACAAATATTGTTTCAATGAAAGAACAAGCAACGTCAATTGGATATAAGATTGATAAAAATAAAAATAATACTTATCGTAAAAAGATTGGTTCAGTTATTGAAAGATTTGTGTTAGTAAATCCGTGTCTATATTTATTAGTTAATACGATAGAAGAAGCTGAGGAAATGAGTTGCCAAAACATAAGGCTTACTCGCAACGAAGAAATATTATTTCCAAGTAAAGACATTATCACTGTTAATGATCAAAATGCTTTTGATAGTGACGATTTTGAAGGCTACGAATTGGTATCATGCGATGAAAACAATTTAAATGGTCAGTACTATGGCTCAAACAAATATACTGGTAAAGATCAGTATGCCTTTATGAAAGTCGTAGGAATACCAGAAGTCTTGAAATAATGGATAAAAGACACTTAGATGTACTTGCAAAAAGTATGCCTGATGGTACTTCACTATATCATCACCTATATGATGTTGGTCAGACTGCAAGAATTTTCGCAAAGCACTTAAATTTTAATAGTGATACTGCTCAAAAAGGTGGGATATTCCATGATATAGGTAAAGCATCCACGCTTCAACAAGAAGTATTTGACGTTGATTATGTAGACAATATTAATCGTGAAGTTTTTAGGCATGAGATATGTTCATTATTCTTTTTGTCATGTTTCGATAAAAGCATATGGAATGACTTAATAGACTACGTGTCAGGACATCATAAATCGGTTGTAGATGATGCAAAACTACGAGGACTAATCGATCTAGTTGATATATATGGCTTCGATTATGTATTTGAGAGACATGCTACTAATTTCGAGCAATGGTCTGAAATGGCTCTTGATATATTGGAAAGTTTGGGGATTGAGCGAGTTGTACTAACGAGGGAAATGGCTAAAGATAACTTATTATATGCTTATAATTATCTATGTGCTGCAATTGAGAATAATAGTATCAGCAAACTCAGAGGCGTTTTAATTGGCTCAGACCATTTTGCGTCGGCTTTAAGGTACTCAACAATGAGACAACTTAATCGATTATTTAAAATTCCAAATATCGATTTTTATCATAATAGAGTATCAGATGAAAAATTATATCCTTTAGCATTCAAAACGATTGACTCAATAAAGCCACACACAATTATCATTGCGCCAACTGGAAGTGGTAAAACTGATTGCGTGATGAAAAGAACCAGAGGAAGAATCATGTATACATTACCTCAAACAGTTTCTATAAATTCAATGTATCAAAGACTTAAAAATAATTTAAGTGCTGATAATGAGGATTTAGATATCAGAGTGCTGCATTCAACGTCCAGAATAGTTGTTGATAATGGTAATATTACTGAAAAAGTAATGCAATCAAAAATAGGCGCATCGATCAAGGTAACGACGCCGCACCAACTTCTTGAAATAGTATTTGGTGTGCAAGGCTATGAAGCAACTGTATGCGATCTAATTGGGTGTGACATAATACTGGATGAAATTCATACGTACTCTGATAAGATTCAGGCGTCTGTAGTAAAAATGATTGAACTATTGAATATGCTCGATTGTCGCATACATATCTGTACAGCAACTATATCATCAAAGCTTAAAGACAAAATTATTTCCATCTTAGGCGAAGATAATATTGAGATAATTACTCTAACAAAAGAAGAAACGAATACTTATGATAGGCATATAATACATAAGCATGACATACGAACAAAGAACAATACACTTGATGATAAACTTATCGAAATTGTAACTAACACCGTAAAGAAAAACGAAAAAGTATTAATTGTAAAAAATCAGGTGGCGCATTCACAAATTGTTTACAATCAAATTGCGCCAATGTTTCCTGATATACCTGTTATTCTAATACATAGTCGTTTTAAAAGAGGTGCAAGAATTGAATTAGAAAGAAAACTGACAGAGCTTAATTATGACAGAGATTCAGCATGTATTGTCATTGCCACACAAGTAGTCGAAGTAAGCTTGGATATAAGCTTGCACGTACTTATAACAGACTGCGCAACCATTGACGCATTAATACAACGATTGGGTAGAATAAATCGAATTCGTAATGCATCGACACTAGGCTTATTAATGCATGCGTACATAATTAAGCCACCAACATCAGATTATGAAGCCAACCCATATTCATTAAGATATTTAAATAAAACTTACGATGTTTTAAGGGATGGACAGGTTTTAAGAGAATGTGATCTGCAAAAATATATTGATTATGTGTATGACGATGTTGAGTTTACGTCAATAGATGCTGAGAGCATTTTGGTTAACGGAAAAATAGTTATACCAAAATTAACGCATCATGCGAGATCATGCCTTTATAAACAATTTGATATATCGTCTGCGGTACTGATAACAAATTGTGATGTTGATGCGTATATCGAAGCGAATTTTGAGGAAAAGCTTAAGTTTGAAATACCTGTTCAGTTTTACACAATCGGAAAGTTGAACTTAAAACAGTTGCCAACAGGTGCATTTATTATTCCTGATAATTTCTATGACGAAAAATTAGGATTAATATTATAAAACACTTGCTTATTAATATTATTTGAAATATCTTTGTAAAAAATTAAAAAACTGTAAATATGATCGTCTCCAAATATGGTAAATTATTTCTTGACTATTACAATCAAAAAAATAATTGTGCGATAACACCCAAAGAATTTGTGACTGATAAGCTACTACCATTTTTATATAATGGCAAAAGACTTATGTTTGTAATGAATTCAATTTTCACAAACCCAAGCAACAAAAAGTATTCTTTTGATGCTAAATTAAAGATGTTTGTTGAGGGAGTGGAAAACGGCGCATGCGACGCCAGTATTGTCATTGGCGGATTTGCAAAAGGTTTTGATGCCACTACAAGCTTTAATGTTGCTCTGGATTACATTCCTAAATATAATGAAGATGATGTTTATTTAAGCTGGATTGGCGGTGCTCTCAGTGTTTCACTAGATACTAACAACATACAGTTTTTATTCAATAGTCCTGAAATATTGTATGATATTTATACAGGATGGGAGCGATTAAACGTACTAAACAATGACCCAATTTACAAAGATTTTAGCGAAAATCAAATTAACACGTATAATGGCTTATGGTTAAATTATCTCGCAAAGAAATCTAAACGTCCGTCAACACCTGAATTTAACCCTTATATTGATTCGGCTATAAAAAAGGGTGATTCGTCATCGCTTATCAATACGTCATGGATATCGCTTTTATTTAATTTAGGCAACAGATATAATTATGATATGGTAAACGCTTATGTTTTCAGATATGTGAGAGATAATTTTACGTATGGTAATGTGAGCATTTATTTGAAAAAAATGAGCAATATAATTGAATATTTTAGATCAAATTTTGAAGGATATGACTACCTAAGCACCTTGGAAAATTATGAGAAGGTTGTCGGTAGAAATTCTTTAGACGCAATTTGTCGCTATGGCGTAATTGGCTTAATTCCTTTAAAACCTGAAATATTAAGGCTTGAGGAAAAATCATATTCTAAAGATGCTGATAAGAATAAATGTTACAACAATATTAATGCTTACGATCAAAAATTTATTAATTTATATATTATGTCGAAATTAAAATTTACAGACGATCAATTAGATAGCATCGTTAAAGGATTGCACACGTTTAAGGATAGTCCATCAACAAAAAGTAGCGGCACAAAAATTATTGAGGAATTATGGAATGCTGGCAATAATTTAAAAGTCGTGAGTGTACTAACAAAGTTTGCCGAATACATTGGAAACGGAATTGAAAAGGAGACCATTTTATCAATTGAAGCTCTTTTCAAATCAGAAAAAGTAATTGATTACAGAGAAATTATCGCTGTATTAAAATATAAGTATATAATGTTTAACAAATAAAAATTGAAATGAAAAAAAATTTAATGATTCGGGGTTTAAAAAAGATTGATTTTACTGTACTATGTGTCGATTCAGGACAGAAAACATATTATGATACAGTATCTGGTAGAAGCCTTCCATATTCTTCTGGACAACAGATTAAAAAGAGTATCATGAATAACATTTATGATAGCTCAGAATATTTTCCATCACCATTAATATTCTGGCATAATGCTGAGGGCGCAAAACTTACGCAAGGCGAAGTGATTCCTAAATGCGACCCAAGATACATTGATCAGTTACTTGCTGGATATATGGCTGCTGCCGCAAAAACTGACGGCGAACAAGAAGCCGTATTAAAAAGTAAAGCACATTTTGCCGTTAGCGCAATGACGCCATTTCACAGTAAATTGGCTGGATTGGTTGAAGAAAAGGTCATTATAAACAAAATTGACAATCCTGTATATAAACTTCGTAAAGTCGAGAAAAAAGGCGACAACGTTGAGCTATCTGAGTCTGAAATTATTGAATTCCTAAATGCAAACAATCAGAGATTCAGTAGTATTAAATTGATTCCATTAAAAAGTGGTGATCGTGCCCATAATCGTGCGAACGGAATCTTTAAATATGACGTTGATATCGATTTAGAGAGGCTTTTCAGGGTTTCTGTCTCATTGGGTAGTAATGAGATCAATTCAAAAATTGAAGGCGAATTAAAGGCTGCTGGTTGGAAAGAAGTGACTATTAAGAATATCACTTATCTCGAAATGCCGAAAGAATTTCATGATGAATATGCTGGCTTAATTGCACACGCCGTATTTAACTGGAAAATAACCTCAAATAATTCAAGGACATATGACAATATGGCAACCTTTGCAGCGGCTATTTGCACAGACGCAAAAGAAGTCCAGATATGTATGCAGTATGAGCCGTCAATTGACGACGACAATAAACTTGAAAAGGGCATTGCTTTGGATGGCGGTGGAAATGGTACAAAAATATTCTTAGAGAAATTTGCACTGGAATATTTAAACATATCCTTTAATCCTGACGAAGTTACGCCAAAAAACAGAGCGATAACAGACGCTGAACAGTATGTAAAAGAAGCTATTCTCGAATACTATAAATAAAAACAATGAGATTCAAAATAACGTTGTCACCAAATGATACGTTGATTCCTTATAACTATAACGACATGATAATTAACTACATTCATGCCGTTATAGGAAAGGATAACTCGTTTCATGATAAGAAATCGCTATATTCAATTAGTGATCTATATCATCCTTATGATAGTAAGGGTACACCAAAAGGTATCGACTTTAAAAGCGGTGCGTACTTATTCGTGTCATCTGCCGACAATGAGTTTACAACCAAATTTCTGAGTAATGTATATGATCATCCTGTATTATTCAATGGCATGAAAATAGAGTTGATTGAACTTGTACAAATGTACCCACAGAAGATTGCCGACAACACATACAAATATGTTGTCCAATCACCAGTTTTATTACAAAATAAAATAAAAAAGGATGATGGTAAGTCGTTTACAAACTTTTACACTTATGATGATGATGATCATCCTATTTATATGAAACGAATATTGCTAAGTAAACTCGATGAACTAAACATAGAATACGACCCGAACGATATTGAAATTTACTTCGATTCATCTTGTCGCAATAAACATATTAAATGGATTAAGGTTCATGGTATCAATAATAAATGTTCCAGTTGTCCAGTTATTTTAAAAACAACAAATTCTCAAATACCACAAATACTTTTCGATATCGGAGTGGGACACAGCACAGGCTGTTGTTTTGGCTTTGTAAAATAATTAAGGTTGTCGATGTCCAATAGCATGAAAATGATGGCACATCGACAACCTTCTCATTTATAATAGCTTATGATGATATTTAGCACTGCTTACCAATTATATTGTTAAATAAGTAATGCTAAAAAATGCACATCGACAACTTAAACATAAATCACAATTATAATTATCAAATAATCAACAACTTATAATTGCTAATTATTTGATCGGGTTTGAATCGTACTATAGTGGAATGTAAAGATAAAATGAAAACATCAGAAAAGATAATAAAAGCATGTTTGAATCGTACTATAGTGGAATGTAAAGTCATTAAACAGGTGGTTGCATACAGGAACAAAAGAAGTTTGAATCGTACTATAGTGGAATGTAAAGATCGTAGCACCTGAAACAACGCCCTTACCTTTTGCGTTTGAATCGTACTATAGTGGAATGTAAAGATGATTTAGAGTATGTTGGCTATATGAATGCTGATGTTTGAATCGTACTATAGTGGAATGTAAAGAGGGGTAACGGCAAAAGCCAGTTAATAATAGCACTGTTTGAATCGTACTATAGTGGAATGTAAAGACCCAAACAACAGTAACAGCAACAGTGGTGACGAGTTTGAATCGTACTATAGTGGAATGTAAAGGAATTTCCGTAACGCTGGTGGCGTCGTTGGTCGCAAGTTTGAATCGTACTATAGTGGAATGTAAAGATTGGGGACAACGTATTAGAAAGCGTTAAACGTTGTTTGAATCGTACTATAGTGGAATGTAAAGATCGCAGGCGTTGTGGCTTTAGGTGCTTCAATCAAATGTTTGAATCGTACTATAGTGGAATGTAAAGTGGTTAACTGCATCAATTCGGTTAAGCCTGTTCTTGTTTGAATCGTACTATAGTGGAATGTAAAGCAATGATAACAGGCGTTTTAAGTAGTATAAATAGTTGTTTAAATAGTACCATACTGGAATGTAAAGTCAACTATAATCTTAACGGCTCTTAAGTTATGAAGTTTGAATAGTGCTATATGGAATGTAAAGTTGAAAGTAATATCAAAGGATGTCACGTCCTTTATGTTTGAATAGTACCATACTGGAATGTAAAGTCGTTACCGTTTATGTCGATACACATGAAGCACGAGTTCGAATAGTACCAATTTGGAATGTAAAGGAGGCAACGTTACAAGCATATCTAAGGGGTAATAGAGTTTGAATAGTGCCATAGTGGAATGTAAAGTTACGTACAGCATTGACTTTTCCGCTCTTCATCCTATGTTTGAATAGTACCATACTGGAATGTAAAGTATGGTTATATGAAAGTAGCTAAAAAGTTGGTAGTTGTTTGAATAGTGCCATAGTGGAATGTAAAGAAAATATGTAAGTCAAATCCAGTTCTTTGAATAGTTTGTTTGAATCGTATCATAGTGGAATGTAAAGACAAGTCTTATCAATAGCACAGTCGTATTAGATGCTGTTTGAATAGTGCTGTATGGAATGTAAAAAACGAATTCTTTTTCACATTACTATCTGTTGAGTAAGGCTTGAATTATACCATATGGAATGTAAAGGTTTTATCCATTCAAACGAAATATTTTTCTGTTTGAATAGTGTCATATGAAATGTAAAGATAGAACGAAGACTAAGGCGATTAAAGTGCAACACGTGTTTGAATAGTACCATACTGGAATGTAAAAGCCAAAAAATACTTTGTTTGGATTGATCGAAGGTTGAATAATGCCATACTGGAATGTAAAGGCATCAATAAGGACAGCAAATTCCTGATACCAAGGGTGTTTGAATAGTGCCATAGTGGAATGTAAAGGAGTCAACGTTACAGGCATATCTAGAGGTAACAGAGTTTGAATGGTACTGGAATGGAATGTAAAGTTAGGGTATTTATCTAAAATAGACCTTATATAATTTGTTTAAATAGTGTCATATGGAATGTAAAAAGCGTCTGTCCGTTTTTAAGATTGATTTTGTTTAGGGCTTGAATGGTACTGGAATGGAATGTAAAGAATAATGGGACAATTGTTTGTATATCTAATAACAGGTTTGAATAGTGTCATATGAGATGTAAAGTTTTCGACGAAACGAAATGACAAAAATTACAAGATCAGACTTGAATAGTACTACGTGGAATGTAAAATACAATTTGGAGAGCATGTCATTAAAATGTTTGAATAATACTATGCGGAATGTAAATATCATAGACGCTGCTTCTTATTGTGTTAATCCTTGTTTGAATTATACCGTATGAAATGTAAAGTATGGAATGTAAATCACACGCCGCAGACCATTAATTTTTTATTTAATAAGTCTGAATAGTACCATGTGGAATGTAAAAAAATATTGATGTTCATCATTGTCGAGAAATTGCAGAGGTTTGAATTATACCATAGCGGAATGTAAAGTCAAGATCAAATTCGATCTGTTGAACAAGGAAATTATACCATAGTGGAATAATCAAACAATCGACAACAAATCAAATTTAGTGTCGATTGTTTGTAACATTTTTTAATTATTAACGTATAATCAATAAAAGAATATGCCAAATTACGTTTTTAATAAAATTGAGATCATCGGAACAGACGACCAGATTTTCGAAGTAAGAGAATTTATTAAGGGTAGACCATTTACGGACGATAAAGAATACTGCATCGACTTCAACAAAATTATTCCATCCCCAGAAGATCGTTCAATTGAATGGTGTGAAGATAATTGGGGAACTAAATGGAACGCTTTAGATCAGTGCGTTAAAGCCGACGATGTGATCACATTTAGAACTGCTTGGAATTATGTGCCAAGAATAGTTGAGAGACTAAGTCAATTATTTCCAGCAGTGACATTTAAATATGATGCTTCTAACATGAATGCGCATGTTTTTGAAATATATCTCAATGGCGAGATAATTGAAGAAAGCAGCGAGGCATTGCTATATGGCTCAAAATTAGAAGATTTACCAGATGAAGAACCTGATTTTGACGAAAACGATCAATCTTTGTAACCTTTTCAGTTTCTCAACGTATAATCATTAAAATAAACGATATGTCGCCTTACATTACTCTTATTATTGGTCTCACATTATTATTTAATCTGTACGAGACAATTGCTGGTCAATGGAGAAAGACCAAATGGTATGTACCTACTGGCGCAGCCATTCTAATTTCAGCCTTTGTGATCTTAGGTTCATTCATCTGTAAGTCAATTTTTCAAATAATGCTAAATTAAATACAATGAGACAGAAATCAAAATTCATAAAAGCTGAATTAAGGTCTGATATATTTATAAATGCTCAATGGTGCGGAATCATGAGAGCAATGGATAATTATGCGGCTCATTATCATGAGGAAAAAATTAAGAAAATACTACGATTCTTTGTAAAAGATTTGGCTGGATCAATTATTTTTAGAGCACAAACAACTCGTGAATGCTATAATTATATGGTTAATGCCAGCGATCCTTTTATAACTACAGTTGAAGACATTATAGACGAAATCGAAGTACGTGCAGATGATTTTATGATCGCTTTCAGTGAAGGCGAAAACCCATTAGATTTAAAATTATTTAAATGAAAAAAGAATACTCATGGAAATGTAAGTCGCCTAAGCTACTTATATTTAAATTGCTAATTGCTCTGATAATTGTATTGGCAGGTATATGTTATATCGCAAGTACTAACGTTATTGCTATATTGATCTTATTTCCGATTATACTATTCTTTCTTGTAATAGCATTCGTGCTGACTTGTGCTATTATTGTTTTATTCATAGCGACGTTACTATCAACGTTTTCCATAAGAAGAACAAGCTGTGAAGAATACATAAATCGAAAAAGAGGTAATGAGCGTGATTATAATGAGAAAATATTGTAACATTTCGATTTATTAAACGTATAAGTAATAAAAATAAAGGTCATGGCACAAATTGTATTAAATCAGGAAGTATGGATAGTCCCATCAAGTTATTACAGACCAAATGACAAGCGTGCTGTTCGCTCGGATATTGTCTCAAAGGTAGGTAAAAAGTACTTTGTTCTTAAAGATCGACCATATGACAAGTTCAGTCTTGAAACGCTTGAACAAGTTACTAATGATAACTACAAGGATCAGGTGTATTTATCGCATCAGGATATCCTTGACGAAAGGGAATATATAAGGCTTCAACAAGCAATCAAAGAGTTCCTAAGTAGGAATATAAAGGAACTGATCGCCTTAGATCAATTACAAGAAGTTGCATTAATTTTAGATATTGAATAACTACTGCTATGGATTTCGACATACACTGCCCAAAATGTAACGCAACAATTGGCGTAACAAGCCACAGTACTGGCTTTAAGCCTGATTATTATTTAGTTAATAAGCATGGACACCCTGTATGCGGAAATTGCGGACATAATCATATTACATATACCAGATTTCATCACGTATTACAGATGATTTTAGTCGGTGCTATATTCATTGCCATTGCGTGGTTTATTACTAGTTTCCCTTTTAAATAAATAATTATGGAATTCGTTTACAAATTATTCAAATATTCTTACACTCGTGATGCGCAAGGCTCAACAGACAGAGGCGAGGAATATGCTTTAATGCGTGTACCAGCCGATGCAAGCTTTAATAACAACAGAAGCACATTAATGAATGCAAGGCATAAAAAATGGTATCATGAGATTGATATCGAAAGCGTTGTGGATTTAACAATAAAATTTTAAAAAATGAAAACAGCTACATTGAAAGTAACCGATCTCGAAAACGGTCACTGGTCGTTAAAAGTTTCCCTTGACAACGGACAAAAATTTGATGCTAATACATCAGATGCTGAACTGGTTAGAGATATCCTACAGGACGAATCCGATAATCTAATTAAGCTTGCCACAGTTGCTGCAATACAATTCGTTCTTGATACGAATGACGTGGACTATCAGTATGTTGATGCTCAATGGACTGAAATGCATGGATATATGTACCTTGTTGACGATGAAGTGTAATGGAATTAGTCATTAAGCGTGAAGGCTTTGATATGATTGCGTATTATGACAGCGACGGCAAATTTGAATTTGTCACGAATAATGGTCGTAAGATGATGATCGAAATCTTTCAGGAAGGCGACGGCTTTGATATCGAAGAAAACAATTACATGTATAAAATGCTTGTATGTAAAGCGGCGTATATTAGAATCATGGATGCAAATATATTCATTCCAAGGTTATTAATAATTGAGCCTAAAGTGTAACCTTTCAAGAGTTTCATCGTATAACTAATAAAATATCGACATGGTAAAGAAATCGAAAACATTGGAGCAATTGACGAAGAAAGAACTTATCGAACTGATCATAGAGATCAGACCGAAAGCGACAGCCTATGATGGTATATGTAATAGTCTTGGAATAGAAAACAACATACTTACATATATAAATAGAATGAAAGCAAAGCTGGCTTGTAAAGAAGCTAACGAAAAGCCAAAGTCAATGGATGATAGAATCGATCAAGAATTGACTGAGATACCTATACCTATAGGTAAATTTATTCTTGATAATGGTAAAGGCATTTTGTTTACAGACGGAATGTATTATCATATTTTGGAAGTAATTCGATTATTAAAAACTTATAAGCCATGACATTTAAAGACTTCGTAATTAATAAAATCGGTTACAAAAATTATATTGGATTCTTCCCCAATTTCTATTCAGAGATTGAAATGGTTGAAGTTGCAACTGAGTGGCATGAGGCAGAATTAGCGTCATTATCGCCTATTAAGGCAACAAAAACTGAGTTATTAGACACTGTTATTAATCTAATGGCAGTACTTGATACTCCAATAGGTAGACGTCAAAATAAAGGCGAATTAGCTGACGAAGTGCGTAAACTTGCCAGAGTAATTATCGAATCAAATTCAATACAAAAATAAAATCATCATGGGAATATTCAATTTTACAAAGAAAAAGGAACTTGTAACGCCTGTGGAAGTTGAGGTAATGGAGCGTAGTATGCCAAATGGTATGACAAAAAGCGAATTCAATCTTATTAAACAGATTCACAACGAATTCGACACGGCGCAAGATCGCCTTTATGCCGAGGCAACTGAGCTTCTCACTAAATTAAAGGTGAAAAAGCCTACAAATAAATCTATTGAGGAAACTGGACTTAGGCTTCAAAAAATAGGCTTTGTCAATAGTCCAATTGCATTGCAATCACAAGCTATTAACGTTGAGAGAGATCAAACACGTCAGGCTATAGTGAAAACCGAATCTGAGGCAAATCTGATTCAAATGTATAAGAAAGCATATCCTTTCTTAAAGTTTTTGACAGTAAGTGAATTAAATCGTGTTTGCGAAAAATATGGCTTAGTTTATGCACCTGTTAAAAATTACATTAAAGACGTGCCAGAGAAGAATATAAAAATGATTGAGGATGCTCAGCCATTGCATTTTTTAGATATTCAGAAACCAAAAATGTATGTGAGAGTGACAGATTTTTGGGATTCATGTCCTAGCGAAATTAAGGCGATTTTAAAAAAGAAAACTGAATATCCTGATAAACATTTGGATGAAACTACACTCAGAGAAGTGATACAAAATGCTGGATATACTGGCAATTATAATGGATGGATATATGAAAAAGCTGAAATAATTACTGAACATTTCGACGGCTTATTCATCTGTGCGCCAAAGTCCCACTTTGACTTAACAGGCTTGTCAGAAAATGGCGTGTTTGGATTCCTGAATATCACGAAGCAAGAAGTGAAAGACCCAATCGTTTTCAGGTATTGCAATGGCGGCGTACAAGTATTATCGAAATGGGGATTGGAAGCCAGCGACGAAGCTTTGTTGAATCCTATTGATAATTAGTCATGACAGACCTACTTCAAAACTTTTTCGATTCATCTGATCGAAACAGATGGATATACTTTACGCATATGAATGTATATGTTCGAAAAAGTTGGCGTAACTATCATCATATTCAGTCAAGTTTGCATTATCAAACATGTCTGGATATTGCAACTGTCGATGTTGAAGAAGATTATCAACACACTGGACTTTTTAAGGAATTTCTAACACATGCTGAGAGTATTAATATTTTTCCGCTAATCATGGTCGAAAACGTTCATAATCCAGTGTTGCCAGAGTTCTTAAAATCAGTTGGCTACGTTGAGTACAATAATTTTAGCTTTATTAAGTTCAATGATCACTGTAAGGAATATGATGATTGGCAAGCAATTATCGAATCTTTAAAAGATAAACCATGACAAGAGACGAATTCAGAGAAGGCGTGTTTGCCAGAGATAACCATAAATGTGTTATCTGTGGCAAACCTGCTATGGATGCGCATCATATCTTAGAGCGAAGGCTGTTCGATAATGGCGGATATTTCTTCGACAATGGAGCATCTTTATGTTTCAATCATCATATTGAGGCTGAGCAAACTACGCTTAGTTGTGACGAAATAAGATTGAAAGCTGGCATAACAAATATTGTAATTCCAGAGCATTTCTATGGCGATCAAACTTACGATAAGTGGGGTAATATTATTCTACCTACTGAACAACGTATTAAGGGTGAATTGTTTTACGATGAATCTGTTCAAAAAATATTGAAACAAGGTAACGTTTTAGACTTATTTCAAAAATATGTTAAGTATCAACGAACCTATCATTTACCTTGGAGTAACTTACTAAAGGATGATCGAATCATTAAGGACGATAGTAACTTTATAGGCAAGAGAGTAATAGCCACTTTGAAAATGGATGGGGAAAACACTACCATGTATAACGACTACATTCATGCCAGATCATTGGAAAATGCTTCTCATGAGACAAGGAATTGGGTGAAAGGCTTATGGTCACAGATCGGTTACATGCTTGACGATAACATGCGAATTTGTGGCGAAAATCTTTATGCTCAACATTCCGTTAAATACGATAGTCTACCTTCATATTTTATGATGTTCTCCATGTGGAGTGACAATACTTGCATGTGTTGGGATGAAACTGTTGAGTATTCAAAGATATTGGGTTTGGAATTAGTTCCAGTGATTTACGATGGAATCTATAATAAGGATAAGATCATCGCAGCGTTTGAACCTCATAGGCTTACAAATGAGGGCTATGTGATCAGGATTGCCGATGAATTCAATTATATTGATTTCAGAAGATCAATTGCCAAGTTCGTTAGACCTGAATTTAGACAAGCTGTCAACAATTCACATGGTCACTGGATTTCAAAAAAGATTGAGCCGAATGGTTTAAAGTTGTAACCTTTCATATTATTTTACGTATAACTAAGAAAAAAGCTATGAAAAAAATGCCTAAAGTTGGAGACGAAATATACATCGCAGGTGCGATATATGTATACAGAGGCGAGGATGATGTCGCTGGTGGTTTGGCAACAATTAGTGAGGTTGAAGTTAGTGATACCCTACCAGTTGGTCATATCAATAGAGTATTCGTTAAAGTTAAAGAAGTCCCATATAAATCATATAATTGGGACATTCTCGAAGAGAAACAAGAGCAGCTTGCAAAGGATTACGCTGGCAGAATAGCTCACCCAGACCCAGACTTGCGTCCTGAATTCAATGACGATAATGAAGGTTGGACGCAAGTCGTGCCGACCAATAGCGGATTTGGCGGAAGATATCATCAATAAATTTAAATCGTGTGTATTTATGATAAAATATCTATATGAATAATTACACAAATATACTAAAAATTTTAGAGGGCTGCTTATTAGGTGATGGACATTTAGAATTGCCGAAAAGGGGCATAAACGCATCTTTTAAATATTTATCCTCTTCAAAAGAGCACACTGAATATGTTCACTCATTTTTCAAAGAATATTGTAGTGATAATTATCAAACAATAAAAAGAGGCGAATATTATGATAAAAGAACTAATAAAACATATGTCCATTATTATTTTAGAACCAAATCATTACCATTTTTTACAGAACAACAAAAAAGGTTTTATATAAACAGAATTAAAATTGTTCCAAAGGATATAGATATTAATAATAATTCACTATTATTCTGGTTTATCGGTGATGGCGAGCTTGAAAGTAATATAGGCTTTGTGAAGTTGCATACGAATTCTTTCATAAAAAAAGACGTTGAATTTTTATGCGAAAAACTAAAAGACTTTAGTGCAAACTTATTACATAAAAAAGATGATCAATATCTAATACGAATACCCAGAAATAAGGTAAAGCATTTTTTGAACTTTATTGGCGAATGTCCTATAAATGACTATAAACATAAATGGGATTTCGTTGAGTATAAAAATAAAAATATTGAAATTAATGGCGTTAATCATTATTCCGAAATATATCCTTTAATAACAGCGGATTTTATTAAGGACGACGTCACAATATATGAACTATGTAAAAAATATGGCGTACCGATCAAAGCAATAAAGAATTATTTTGATACAAATGATATTAAATGGAAACCGATAATTACAAAAAAGAAAATTTGTCAATATAATTTAAATGGTAAACTCATAAAAACTTGGAATTCAGGACAAGACATAAAAAGGGAATTGAAATTTAATGCGACAGGTATTTCAGAATGTTGTAGAGGACTTAGAAAAAAATATAAAAATTTTATTTGGAAATTTAACAATTAAATACAATGGGAAACAAAAAAGATTCATTAGGAGACAGGATTAAATCCAACTACGAAAATAGAACAAGATATCTGTTGCCAAGACGCACATACACTATGATCAGAATTGATGGAAAATGCTTTAGTGCTTACACCAAAGGACTTATCAGACCTTTTGATATGAAGTTGGTCAATGATATGGATGAAACTGCAATCTATCTTTGCAAGAATATTCAGGGTGCTAAACTTGCTTTCGTTCAATCTGATGAAATTACCATATTGGTAACAGACTTTGACAGTTTAACGTCTGATGCGTGGTTCGATGGAAACATTCAGAAGATTACAAGCATATCTGCAAGTCTCGCTACGGCTAAATTTAATCAGCTTAGGCTACAAGGCTTTTTTGCTAACTATAGCGATAAAATTGTTCAAGGTAAAACGAACATAGATATTCAAATATCTGATGATTTAAAGGCTTTTAAACTTGCCACTTTCGACAGTAGGGTGTTTACATTACCAACAGCTACAGAGGTCTCAAATGCTTTTATTTGGCGTCAAAATGACACTGTGCGTAACAGTATTAGCTCAGTTGCACAATCTCTATTCAGTCACAAGGAATTGATGAATGTAAATACGAATCAAATGCAAGAAATGTGCTTTCAAAAAGGCGTGAACTGGAATGATTTTGACCTTAAATTAAAAAATGGTAGGGTTATCATGAAAGTCGAAGAAGAATTCGAAACACCATTTAAGGGTGCTGAATTTAAGCAGTCCAGTTTTACACGTAGTAAGTGGAAAAGTGTTGGCGCACCAACCTTTACTGCCGATCATTCATTTCTGGATGCGCTGATTCCAAAGAACGATTAAATCTTTGTCGCAAATATAGTATCAATTTGCGACAAAGATTTCTTTTTATATATTGCCTTACAAATGTTTAACATAACAATTAATGCCAAGAGGGGATCGCTTTATGACGTGTGATACAATTGAAAGATACGAAAATGGAATGCCTGTTTTTAAAAAGAAAAGAGCATTCAACACACTAGAAGAAGCTATTAAGGAAGCTAAGAAAGTAAACTCTGGCGACCATATAATTCATAAAGTGGTCGCTTACAGATGCGAGTATTGTTTCAAGTTTCATTTAGGCAGAAATGGTCATGAGTTGACAGAGAAAGAACGCCTTAAATTTAAAAATGCAATAAAGAAATAATTATGTCAATAGAGAAAATTAAAGAAGATATCATTGCAATGAGCAAGGAATTCGACGAAAAGGATGGCTGCGTGACATGTGAATTAAGCATACACAAGGATTCTATTGATGATTTCGTTAAATTTGTAACAGAAAACACTGATATTAAGCTAGGTAATTGGGTTTTATATGAATGCGAAACATGTGTCGGCTATCATGGTGAAGGCTATATCCATGCAAGCATTGAGTCAACTGGCTTCTTCAAATGGTTTAACCAGTCGCAATTAATTAAAATTGTGTAACTTTTTCAGAGTTTAATCGTATAAGAAAATATGAAAACAAACAGAACATCATCGGAATTTCAATTTGGCTTTTATGTCGGCGAGTATATCGTCCACAGGTTTCTGCCGACACTGGATATTTATTGTCAGGGTGCTACTACTCAGGTCATAAAAGTTAATGACGAAGATAGAATTGAATATGAAAGGCTTGAAGGATTATATGCCGAAAAAATATGGGGTAATATGACTAATGAGTCATATGCATCAGAATTCTTGGCTTCAAGGAAATTTGGTCAGTCACTGCAAGAAAAGTATATGCCAGCTGAACTTATATGCTATTTGCAGCCTCTTACAATAGCAAACATCGACGAATTTAAAAAAGGATTGAGGGATTCAATTTGGAATTCGGATGTTTCTTGCTATGATAGCCAACCAGAAAATGTAACAATATATGACGAGATCGGTACAAAGGGTCACGTGTTTTTTACAATAATTAAATTTAATTTAATCAAATACGATTATGAGTGACGAGAAGAAATTTGTCGAATCGGCAACAATAGCTCTGGAAAAATATAATGAGCTGAGGGATTTTAAAAGGAATCTTGAAGATGGTTTCGTATTTAAGATCAAGAAAAATCGATATTCCGATGAAAAACTATCATATATCTCAATGGAAGATGCTGTGATAGAAATAGCTAATGCAAATGAAGTGCTTATGAAAGATATTAAACGTTTAACTACGCAGAATGACGAATATTTTGCTGGAAACGAAAAGTTGAAGGTTAAGTTGTCGAAAATGTCTATCTGGGAATTCATTAAATGGAGACGTAACATATTATGAAAACAATAACTCTTAAATACGATTATAGTACGATTCTTGAAGACGTATTAAAAATCATTGAATACCCATGTTTGATCAGCATTATAAAAATGAATGATAATGACACTTATGATTATAAGCATGATTTTTACGCTGGAGCATGGGCACATGATTGTATTCGGGACGTAAAGGTTGCGTTATACCTCGACGATGACACTAAGAACCTAACAGACGGATTAGTAGTTATTAACGTTTTTGACGTGCCTGAATATGTTAAATATGTGACGAAGCAAGGCGGCGTCATTAGGTCTGACACTCGACATGCTTATTTCTCAGCGTCTGAGGCTGAGATTATTGACTATTATAAAAAAATAAGTGTAAAATAATTAACATCTATGAAAATGGCACTATTTATATTAAATATGTGAAATGTGTGAATATTGAAGTATTTTTAACATATTGTGATCAATAAATAAGTGAATGTGGTAAAAATATACCGTTATGGCAAAATTAATTAGTGATAACTCAAGCAGTGAGCAAAAAAGAAGCCTTGCTAGAAAATTTATAGATGATATAGTTCATCACAGATTCCTAATTGTTGCATTAACAATTTATTTCGGAATCGCTTATGCTTTTATACCTCCACTGGTCAATCAACTGAAAGCATTAAAATCAATTAGCAAAAATTTATCTGGCGTAAACTATCATGCTGACAGACATAAGTCAATTAGTTTTGGGACTCATGAGTTTGCAGAACTAATACCATCAGATAGTATTCCTGATTTAATTAGATTGTTTAAAAAGGGCGACGATTTGGCAGATTATTGCGATGCTAACAACAGTCCCGACATTGAAAGAGCAATTGGTAGTATGTGCCACTATCAAATAATATTCAAACGTGCCTCTAATATAAACTTCATATTAATTGCTCATGGTAATATTAACGTATCATTCATTCCTAGTATTAAGTCTGGATATTTTACTGAAATTTTGACAAAAGATCGTGATAATTATTATAATACATTGAAAACAAGCACAGAAAAAATTGATATCACAAACATTGGCATGGATAAGATCATCAACAACGATAAGATCATCAACAACGATAAGATCATCAACAACGATACAGTACAAACCATTAAATAAATAATATGTTAACAGAATTTAAATTTGATAAAGAAGATTTCGACAAAATCATTGAGCTTGAAATGATGCGTGAAACAGTCGAAAATAGTATCTTAAATCATCGAGCGAATATGTCTATCAAATACGGATATATTCATAACCAAGAAACAATGCCAAGTCCCAAGGGAGCACCATATTTTATGGCTGAACCGAGAGTAGAGTAAAATCATCGTCAAAATAATTTAAAAAAGGTTGCATTAATTTGTAACCTTTTTTGTTTTTACACGTATAACACTAAAATTACTATAAATGAAAACATTTATTAAAACATTTTGGGCAGCATTTAAGGATGGTAAAATAACGATTGGCTTTACATGGCTATTCTTTTTTTGTGTATCGCTTACAGGTAAAACGCCGCACACAGTATTTGAGAATTTCTTAATAAGCGGCGCATTTTCAATAATTGGCTGCTCGATAATTATAATATTAATATTAACAGGCATATATCCCTCTAATCAACATGGAAAAAACAGGTAGAAAAATACCGATAACAGCGGCTAAAGCTATTGCCAATAATTATGGCTATACGCAAGTGATTATACATGCCTTCGATGGCGAAACTGGAATTCAGAGTGTTGCCACTTTTGGTAAGACTCTCGACGATTGTAAAAATGCTGCGGATGGCGGTAATGTAATAAAAAGATTGATGGGTTGGCCCGAAGAAATGTGTCATGCCGTACCAGCAAGAAGAACTAAAAAACCAAAAAACGACGCACTATGAAAAATTCATCGTCACTCATTGCAACAAAATTCTTTATAATACTGGCTTTTGTTATAGGCATTTATATGCAAGCGTGTAAGCCAGATACCAGAGTATATGCAGAGCCAATAAAAAAGAACCTACCAGTCGTAGACGGATATCAACAATACGTATGTGTTATTGATAGTTGCGAATATTTAGTATCTGGGACTGGCAATTCTCACAACATATGCCATAAAGGTAATTGTAAATTCTGCGCCGAACGTAGAAAAAAAGAACTTGTAACCTTATTAAATGAATTACGTATAACCAATAAAGAATAATATACTATGGAGAAGAAATTAACAACATTTGAAGAGGTTGCAAAGACAACTGAAAGGCAAATAGTTCAATCGTGTCTTGAAACGATAAGACTTGAATCTACAATTCCATTGTCTGAAATGATCGGCAGACTAACAGCAATATCAAATCGCATTGACTCAAAACAACTTGGCTTTGAGCCTCAATTACATTTCGATGAATACGCCAATCATGTCACTATATTGATTTCTAAGCATGAAACAGACGAATCCTTTAACAAACGTGTAGCAAAGCTGCTTACACAAATTAACGCCAAAGAAATGCGTGAAATGAATAAAGAGAAGCAAAATGCCGACCGCATTAGATTGAAACATGACCATTATCTGGAAATGAAGGCATGGGCATTACAATCTGGCTTACCATTATGAAAACATTACATAACATACTTAGCTTAAAAACAGATGTTACTTCTGATCACGGATTCAGACCGTTAAATTCGCCTCAATCACTCAATCACTGCGGCAATGGTATTTACAATATAATTGAGAATCCAAAAACCGATCTGGTAAGTACCGATATACTTAAATATATTGAGTTACTTGAAAACAATTCATTTGCTGGATGGACAGAAGACGAAGAAAAAGGCTATCGCACTGCTTGTGAATCAATTGCTGAAAAAATTAAAAAGTTGAAGAAATGAAATTAACATCGGTACAACAAAATATTATCTCAAAAATGAGAGAAGGCTATGAATTAGGTCATTTTCGTGGCGTTACAAAGTCATTCTACTCAATTCAAAAAGGCGGATGCGGAAAGGGTGGAGCAACTGTAAATATTACATTTCCGACATTTGCCGCACTTAGAAGTATGAATTTAATTCAGCCATTCGGAGTTAATACGTTTAGCCTTTCAAGATATGAACTATCTGAACTAGGTAAGACAGTTTTATTGAATTTGTTGTAACCTTTTTTATTTCTGTACGTATAAGTAATAAAGATATAAATCATGAGACTATTCAACTGGCTTAAAAACTTAGGTAAATCAAAAAAGAAAGACGCTGATACTGATCAAATATCTGGCTGTTATAACAGAAGCGCATGCAAATGCGGAAAACAGGGTTATTATGTCACCGTTTATAACGACCATAAATTAGCCAATGGATTTCCCTATACTGAAACTCTTTGTTTAGACTGTATGAAAGTACTTTGCGACAGAGGATGCGTGGTTGCCTTATGAAAGACCTATATAAAATGTCTGGATTCAAATTTATCGGTATTGGCGGTATTAAATGCCCTTGTTGCGGCAATGGATTAACAAAGAAAGGTAGGCATAAAGCTACTAAGCATATGTTTTCGAGCCTAAGACGATCTGTTTTAAAACGCTTAACATTTAAAGAAATTCGTGATGAAACAGATAATTAAATACCATCTTGAATATAAACCAGTACTATCGTTTACACTCGTAGACGTGCCTGACGAGCCAGTTGTAATGGAAATGCAGCAATTCTTATTTAATTCAGATCAAATTGACAAAATAAATGCCCTTATAGCCGAAATGAATGAATCATTAATGGCTGCGGCAATAATACCTTTAAAATATTAAAAAAATGATAAGAGAAGACAATTTACTATTTAGACTTGAATGTGAACGACGCATTCCGAAATACATTAGAGTTGATGGCATTAGCTATAGGCTTCACTGTATTAAACAATTTCACATAATATCATACGTGGAATATGACGGCGAAAAAAACAACTATAATAAGCAATTGCCTAAGAGTTATTATCATAATCATGAAATGACGTCGTCAGAAGCTATTGATAAATTTATTAATAGGCTTCAATCAATTCACTATGAGGTGCTTGATGAAATTGTTTCGAGAGATAAAACATTCCTGAGAGAGCTTACAGAGCTTATCAACAAGTACAGCAAAGAGAATGATAGCAATACGCCTGATTACATTTTGGCTGAGTATATGATTAATGCTCTGAATGCCTTCAATATAGCAAAGAATACTATTGACGAACGTAATGCCAGAGGATAATGTCATATAAAAACAAAGACGAACTACGCTTATTAAAAGGTAAAGTAGGTATATTTTATAATTATGGTAATGAGAAAGCCCTTGTTATTGGAAAGCTTAATAGTGTCACAGCTAATGGTAAATGTGAAAATGAGGACGATGTTTATTTTGATGAATTTGAACCGAAATCTAAAGAGCAATTACTAAAGTTGGTATATTTACTATTTAAATAACCGTTGAGATAAACGGATAGTGCATACAAATTTTTTAAATGCCGAGATTAAAGAAAACACCAGTAAAATCAAAAACAAAAGTAGTATCGTTAATTGAAATGGAAGAGTCTATTGCCAAAATGTTCGGCATTAGAACAAACATAATCGTACCAAATATCTCATGGGGTCTCAATGGCATGCATGAGTGTGATTTACTTATAGTTAGACCATCAGGTTACGCTATAGAGGTTGAAATTAAGCGATCTAAGTCAGACCTTAAAGCCGATTTCAAAAAGAAACATGATCACTCTGACACAAGGATTCAAAAGTTTTATTATGCTTTACCAGAAGAATTACTGGCTACTTGCATTGAACTAATACCAGCTAGATGCGGAATTATTACGGTGTCTAAATTGAGAAGCACAGTGATTGCAAAGATGCACAGAGACATACCAGCAGGTAAATGCCGAAAGCTTACAGATGATGAAATGTTTAAAGTGGCAAAATTGGGCGTAATGAGGGTATGGAATCTTAAACGAAAGCTTGCCGTTGTGAATGATAAGCTTGATGAATTAAATTTTATTAAGATATTGTAACCTTTTGAGAGTTTTAACGTATAACATTGAAACAAATATAATAAAATATGAAAAATTCAATTACTTTAAATGCTGTAGAAATACAGTCTGGTTTATCAAGGGTTAAGTTAGCCGAAGGTCTAATTTCACAATTACCTGTAAATCATGATAGTAGAAACACATGGTTATTAAACTATGGTACGAGCTTAAAGGCTACTCAAATGCGAATAGAGAGGGATTTAGGGTTTGACTTGGAAACCGAAAGTTGCGAAATCACAAAATAAGTATTAAATGAAACGAATTAGCATTGATCCACGTGTAGATTACATAAAGAAACTGGAAGCAATTTCCTTTAATTTTCACTCTCTAGGCGGAGTATATTGGGATGAATCAGCTTACTATGCATTTAACATGCGACAGGTTGACGAGCTTGAAAAGGCTACCAATGACTTATATGAAATGATGCTTACTGCCGTTCAATATGTTATTGACAATAAGCTTTACAAAAAACTACGCATTGACAGCACTTTGATTCCATTGATTGAGCAGTCATGGGAAGATGAACATCCTAGCGTATATGGTCGTTTTGACTTTGGCTACGATGGTATTAATGCACCAAAAATGCTTGAATTCAATGCAGATACGCCAACGTCATTATACGAAGGCTCTGTTGTTCAATGGCATTGGATGCAAGAAGTCTTCAAAGACAAAGATCAGTTTAACTCGATTCATGAAAAATTGATTGAGTATTGGAAAAGTTGCTTAAGCTATTTTGCCGATGAAACTGTATACTTTACATCTGCCGACACAATCGAAGACTTTACAACTGTTGAGTATCTTCGTGACACATGTTCACAAGCTGGCTTAAGTACGAAATTCATTGACATTAAGGACATTGGATGGGACAATGATAACGAAATTTTTGTTGATCTGGATGGTAACAATATCGTGAATATCTTTAAGCTTTATCCTTGGGAATGGCTGATCGACGAAGAATTTGGTAAAAATATTTTGGTCGAGAGTGAAAATACCATTTGGTTCGAGCCAGCTTGGAAATCAATTTTGAGTAATAAAGGAATTTTGCCTATCTTATGGCAGTTGTTTCCCAATCATCCAAATCTATTGCCAGCATATTTCGATTCTTCTCATGGTATGAGAGATTACGTTGAGAAGCCAATTTACTCACGTGAAGGTGCAAATGTAACAATCTATCGTGAAGGCACTATCGTTGAGTCAACAGATGGCGATTACGGCGACGAAGGGTTTATCTATCAGGAATTCTATCAGTTACCATGTTTCAATGGTAATTATCCAATCATTGGAAGTTGGGTTATCGGCGGAGAAAGTGCTGGAATGGGAATTAGAGAATGTAAAACCCTTATCACGGATAACCAAAGCAGATTTTTACCTCACGTCATAATTTAATCGTCATGAGAATTAAAGTTACAGCGAGTAATATTGCCGATATCCAGAAATATCTTGGCAAGCATCTTATATTTACCAACATGATTGTTCTTTTTGACAATCTGGTATTTGAAAAGGTCGAAAAAAAAGGTAAAATATTGGGTTTTATACCTGATAACACTATCGAATACGTGATAACAAATTTAAATGTTACGTATTATGATCATATCGAAGGCGGATTATGCAGTGGAATGGCAAATCGTGATTTTTTAGAAAAGCTATTATTCTACTATGACTTCGACGATAGAAGAAAAGACTATCTGAAAATGGTATGTCAATTTGAAGCTTTTAACAAATTAAAACAAAATTCATGTCAAAAAAAGTAACTGATAAACAATTTGAAGCATTAAATGCTATCATTGGCAAACGAATTTTGATTGGCGATTTCATATACGTCTTTACAAAACCTGTATATGAATTAGTATCTGAAAGACAAGGTTTCCTACGCCAATTCAATCTGCAAAGGTATCTTATTGAGCTTACAGCATCTTATGTTGTTCGATCTGATGGTAGCACTATAGAAGATCAGTCTCTTAGCGATTCATCATTAAAAATGTTATTTTTTCTCGACTTGGATGCTTGCCGTAAAAAGTACTTGAAATTCGAAACGCAATATATGGCAATGGAAAAGCAATTTAATGCCTTAAATCAAAAATAATCGCATTAATTTGTAACATTTTAAAAGTTATATCGTATAATTATTAAATTAAAACAAATAAAGTATGAAACGATTTTTATTTATCGTGAGCTTGATGATTGCATTCGTCGCTTGCGAAGATCAGAAGCCTCTTGAAGGAGCACAAATGGTACGTGATGTTAAATCATCAATTTTTACGACGGTTCAAACAAGGCACATTTCGGGCTTTGATATTCGTACCACAACCGATACCATTCATAATGAACAGGGTATGGTTGTGAAAATTATCTCGCATCTTGACACAATTCCTCAAATGGGCATCACTAAAGACACTTTGAATACAGGTCGAAAGTATGTTGATGCCGAAGGCGATGAATACGAAAAAGACACGGTTATTGTGCATCCTAGGGATTATCAAATGTATATCTCTGTAAAAAATTAAAGGATGAAAAAGAGTAAAGTAATTACTATTGGCTTGTTAGCTTTGTCCATTGCGGCTTGCACAAGTCACGAAAAGAAACAACGTCAAACAGTTAATGAACAAGGACAACCTGTTTATTATGTTGACAATGGACAAGGTTATCAGCATGGTGGTATATCGCCTTTCTGGATTTTCTACGCATATCATATGGGTTCTATGGGCAGAGTTAGTTCTTACCCTACTTATGTTCATCGTAGCAGCGGAAGAAATGGCTCATACCATATGACCTCAAATGGTCAACGATCAACGTTTTCAAGGTCAACATCTGTTTCGAGAAGCGGTATTGCAAAAAGTGGAATATCTCGTGGCGGATTTGGAAGCTCTGGACACTCGGCTACATCATAGTCTGATAAAAAAGGTTGCATTATTTGTAACCTTTTTTAAAATACAACGTATAAGTAATAAATTAAAACATTATATCATGTCAGTAAAAATTCAGATCAACAGTGTTGAAGCACTTGAAAGACTTATCGGTGGAAACACTGAAATCGAAATCGAATTAAGACAATCAGTCGTTGAAAATTTTATGAAAAAGCATATCAATGCAATTGCCAACAGCAAGGTGTCGGCGGCAGTTACCAAAGACGTTTTGGCTGAATTGATTGTTCCAGCAAAAGATTACAGAAGTTCTGAATCACTTACTGCAAAAGCCAAAGACTTGTTACACAATACAATCGATTACCAATTCAAAACAATTTTGAACGAAGCACTTGATAAATATTTGACAGATACTGGAATTGATACACTTATTAAAGAAAAGGCTTCTTACATTGCTGAAACTTTAACAAACGCCAGAATTGACGAAAGATTTGACAGACAAGTTGACGCTGAAATAAAAAAGAGATTAGGCTTGAAATAATTGCTTATTTTTGTAACCTTTTCAAAGTTTCAACGTATAAGTAGAAAATAAGTTCATTAAAACATTTAAGATATGGCGGATTTTAGCTCAGTTCGGTAGAGCAGCCCAGCAAGGCAGGTCACTGGTTCGAATCCTTTACGTCCGCCGCCACATTCGCATGGGAACATGCAAGTTATCCATAATAAAGCTGTAATAACATATGATAAAAGCAGTATAAAAGTGGATATGCGAGATAGCTCAGGTCTGGTAAGAGCGTGCCCACACATGTGGGCAAGGTCAGGTGTTCAAATCATCTTCTCGCTACAAATTAAAATTAAAAATAATGGAAAAATATGAAGCTGGCAATACTCAGCCTGAGTTTATAGCTCTAAGAGAACAGATTTGCAATTCGTTGGCGAATTTAAATGACAATTTAAGTACGATTAATAGTAGAATTGATCTTCTAAATTTTAATCCTATTATAAAAGAGCCACGTTGCGAGGAAGAAGCTGATAAAGGCAAAGGTACAAGTGCTATTGATAATCTCCAATACATTCTCGATGAAATCGACAGACTTATTGTCCTTACAAATACTTCGAGAACAAATATTTGTAGATTTATCTAATAAAGTTCATTGAAAATATTGTGAAAAGCGGCATCCGATTTTAGCGGCTGTGCGAGTCACATTAAGGCGGTAAACATGATTTAACATGTTGTAATTTATTACGGTTATCCTACTGCCTTCGAAAATAAACTCTTTTGCTAAAAGCAAAACGACAGTATAAGTTACCTAAAGGTCAGTGTATAGACTGACGATTCAAGGGGTTTGGCGCAACCAGACTCAATCAAAACTTAGTAGCCTTAACATGGCTATGTACTGAGATCATGCAAAGATCGTGTTTTGTGGATAGATGGTATGGCACTTGAAAAAATGCCGCTGTTAGCCATTACGTGATCGGTTAGATTCCGATTACCATTTCCTTGCAAGAACAAAAGAGATAGAAAAGGTTCTGAGGCTCAAACCTCATTGAAGTCGACGGATGATATGAGGACTTAATCTCAGACCTTTTTGTTAAAATATTCGCAGGTATATCACGATACGTGCAAATTTGCTCTTTTATGACCAATGTCTAATAACGTGATTGACGACAATAGGCTTAAAGAGTGTACAAAGGAAGTACCGTAGCTCAGTTGGATAGAGCGTCTTCTAACGAGGAAGGTCATAGGTTCGAACCCTGTCGGTATAACAATTATGATACCTTGCATAGGAATATGCAAATTGCTTATAATAAAAACGTAATAAGCTAGAATAAAAGCGTAATAAAAATGAGTATGTGGAATAGCTTAGTCTGGGCTAAAGCACTACATTGATACTGTAGAGATCGTTGGCTCAAATCCAACTTCCGCAACTAAAAGAAGTTCTTTGAAAATAAACGCCTAAGAGTGTGAGAGGAAGAAGCCAACGGTAAGACGGTCAACTCACAAATCTCTGCTCTATGGTGTGTTTTATTGTGAATTAAAAACAGGCGTAGTATCATAAAGGCATCTATGTATGTCACGCATAGACTTATCGCCGATTGTCAATTTGATACAGTTCACAAAAATATAACAAAGAGTGCCACATAAAGTCCCCGATGTCTTGGGGATCGACGGCATAAGTGGTTTAGCGACTCAAAAGTTCGGCACTCACGGAATTTGTAACCGTATTTTAAGGACTAAAATTATGTCAAGACTGACGTGGGAAAGACCTCAAAAATTGGCTAGATAGTTCAAGTTGGATAGAACGTCTGGATCGAGAAAGTCGCAGGTTCGAACCCTGCCTAGCCAGCAAATTTAAAATTCTTACAGTCATGGGAAAAGCATTAATTGCTATATTAGTTATTATATTTTTATATGTTGGTCTACATAGATATGAACAAATTCAGAACTATGAGGCAAAAGTAAAAACATACAATACAATTGTCGTACTTAATGATTCAATAAGAAACGAAATTGCTGCTGGTAAGGCTTATTATAATTATCTTATTTATAAAAGAGAAGTTATAAGAGAATGCAACAGACGTAATGTCGAATTGGACATGGACGCAATTGACTTAGCATACGAGCAATTAAAAAAATAATATATGGGACACTATTGCGATTATTACGATTTTTACAGTGAGAGAGATCAGATTTTAAAAATGCGTAGAGAGAAAAAGCACAAGGTATCCTGTGCGATAGGTCATTCAAAACGTAAAAAGAAACGTTAAAATATGAACGTGGTTTCATAAGGTGTTTTTCAATCGTATACAGGTTGAGAGCATTGAGGGGAGTTTTAAGAGTGAAAGTATAGGAAGATCGATTAATTCCTAATGATAGCGATTAATAGCGGCTCGTTGCCGCACATGTTTCACCATGAGGGCTTTTGAGGGTATGCATACTTTCTTAAGTTATTGACTGCCAAGTCTAAAACGCTGAGATATCTAAGGCGATGCGGATTATAGTCTCTAAAACTCAACAGAATAAAGATAAGTTCAGTTCTGCTTAAGGTAAATAGTAACATGCGTAGTATGTTAAAGGTCAATACCGAGATCGTTATTTGCTGAGAGTTCAGGCACTGCCAGAAGGTAGGTTAGCCAAATTATGACTTGGTAAGTCAGACCAGAAATGTTCTTTAAAGGTTTGCGATGTGGTTCGTAGTGCTATAGTGGAATGTAAAACTGCATAAGTCAGCTTGTCGGTGAAAATCCGATCATCGCAAATCTTTTTTTAATTTTTAAGTACGTAATATCATGGGAAGAACACTAGAAGACTTTGACAAATTCACTACACAAGACTTATTCGACGAAATCCTTAGCATGGAGAAAGGCGATCTGTATGATGGTTGTAGTAGCAAAGGCTTACAGCGTGAACAAAATGCCGCAAAAAAAGTGTTCGGAGAACGAATGCAAAAATTAGGATTTGATTGGATTTTATAAAATTAAAGATGAAGAAAAACACAATATTTATAATTATAATGCTTGCTCTATGTCTTGCTGTCGCAGCATATTCCGCTTACAGCGTATCAAGTAGTTATGATAGAATGATTTTAGCTATTGACAAGGCATCTAACGATGCATATGTTCAAGGTTTGGTTGACGGTATGAACTTTAAAAACATAAATGATACGTCAAAAATCAATTACAGATATAAATTGGTCTTAGTGGGGGATTCCATTCTAAAGCCAATCAAAAAAAAATAAGAACACCACTCGGCTGACGTTTGGGTTCGATTAATAGCTGATGAAGTATCAGGGTTGTTAGAACCATGATGAAATATGGGAATTTACTTTGAGTAGTCGGCTATTTTTATTGTATTTTTTGTAACAAATTTTAATTTGTAACGTATAAGTAATAAATGGCGGAATAGCGAAATTGGTACACGTTATATTTGGACTATGGGCGATGTTTAACGATAAGACAAACTCTAAATTCCATTTATAAGCTCAGACTTATCGCTTACGAGTGCTACTGGTTCGAGTCCAGTTTCTGCCACAGGTCGGGTAATGCCCGAATGAACTTTGGAGTGCGAGGTAGCCAAAGCCAGATCGAAAAAATGCTCGCCCATGTCGATTTAGCTCAGTCTGGTAGAGCAGCGTAAATCCTACAACGGTGGTTGGTCGGAAGTTCGAATCTTCCATTCGGCACAATGCAGTATTCTCCGAAAGGAACGAGCATTAATAGTAACATCGCCAGCGAGGTTCGCACTAAAGCTTTAGCAACTGGCATTTTATGGAGTTATGCGACAGGGATTTGTCGCACCTATTTATAGGATTGTAATGACCTGTTTATAGGATGGCAATGATGCAGAAAAGAATTATTGAGTAGTAACATTTAGCTGATGTTACGATTCAACCGATCTGTAATCATAAATAAAAATAGCAATTGCGCAGTTGCTTATTTTAGCCTTTGGGTTCGACTCCCTTTAGCTTCACATTAGGAGAGGCGGCTCATAAAAATCTGGAAAATCCAGATGCTGAAAAGTATAAAAAATTCTTCTCCGCACAGTACATGAGGTATAATTGTTCGCTGTATATGGCTTAAGTAACATATATGGAATCGTCTTAAAAAATGAGCAAGGCTGAGACATACCTCTCCACATTAATACACCTTCCATGCCTCTCTAAGATGCACACTTGGAAGGTTTTTTCTTTAAAAATACATTGTTATGGAAATTTATTTTGTTTTTGATCTTGTAGCATTTTTCGCATTCCTTATATGTACAATCGTAAGCTTCGGAATGTCTGATCTTTACTCTGATATCTGTGAAAAGAAATGTTGGCATAATTATGGAATGTTCTATGGAGTGATGACTGTTATATGTTTACTTGTTTTAGTATTGTTAATAATCATCGGAATAAAGACAGCATAAATTGTAACAAATGCAATTTTCCAACGTATAAGCAAGTATGAATCAAAAATTAGATCGATTATTAAAGGGTGAGACATTCACTACAAACGAAAAGGGTAATTCAATGTCGCCTCTCATTAAGTCTGGTCAGGATCATATACTTGCGCCTGTTAAACTAGAAGAACTCGTTAATGGCGATATTGTTTATTGCAAAGTAAGGGGTAATTTTTATACGCATCTAGTAAAGGCAATCAGCAAAGAAAGAGGTGTCTTAATTGGCAATAATCGGGGTAATATCAATGGATGGACTAAACAAGTCTACGGTAAAGTAATTAAAATAATTTAAATAGTATAGTATGAAGGTGATTAATAAAACTGAAACCATTATGAACATAATGGATGCCATTAAAAGCGAAAACTCTGATGGCGTGAATCTGGAAAAGCTGGCTGAAAAGCTTAAAAACCCTACAGATGAATTTATTTTGAATATGGCAACTTATTACAATGCCGTAATTGTTTACGAAGACAAAACTGTATAACATGAATTGTATTGAGAAATTCTTAGAATGGCTTCCCTTCTCATTTGAGTCTGAAATGAAGCGTATTGACAAAAGCTTTATTAAGATAATGAATGATAGAACTGCTAACTTGGACTATGATGCGATGGCAAAAAGCTATCAGTCAGATAAATCGGAAAGCGAAAAGCCTATTGCTGATATTTTGGTAGATATCATGAATAAACCATGTGAGATTAAAAAACAAGACAATGGCGTTGTTGTGTATCTTTGGCGACCAGATTCCTTTGAATTCGTTTTGGTAATGCTCGACGAAATCAGTAAACGTATGGGTAGACCCTCGAAAATTGATATGAAGGCTTACATGAATGATGTTATTCCTACGAAATATTACTCATATGATTGGCATAAAACACTGCCAATTATGTCACTTACATGCCTTTGTAGCGAAGTGTCAAAAAAACACCATGATCGCATGGACGTCATACTTATTGTCACGAACAATATAAACATCTAAGCCATGTTACATAGTAATACATTGGGTTCGGTGACTAAATATCCTGTCTTGGAAGCTTTAACAACTAAGTTACAGGAATTGAATGACAACCAAAGAATTTATATCGTAAGCTTATTAAATAGGTTTGATCTTGTGATTAAAAACGCCCGAAAGATCGAAGATTTCCAATTCAGAAATTACATTTTAACTTTAGTCCGAAAGGATTATCTTGAAAAAATTGACGAATTCATGGTAAAATATGACAATAAGTCTATGACATACTTGAAGTGCTTCATGATAGCTAGAATAAGAAATGAGATTATTCCAGATACTTTTAAGTAAATTGTTGTAACCTTTTTATTACAAGTACGTATAAGTAAATAAAAACAAATGAAAACAAGACTCTATCTGATCGTAATTATTTTACTCATGGCTATTCAAAGCGTTGATGCAGTGAATACAAAACCTTTACAATGCGTACTCACTGAGAAATACGGCATGTATGAAAAGGCTGAAACTGATACCGATGGCTATACGTCATACATATGGGAGACTTCTCTGAATGACTTCTCAAAGGGAATGATCGAGACTATTAGTAAATATGTTGGCGATTTGCCCTACAATAAAGTAATCGGAAGATACTATGGCGACGCAATCCCAGCTGTTGCTGATATTGTTGAGTGGGAAAGTCAAACAATCTATGTCTCAATGGTTAAAGTTTACGGTAAGTTAGAGGTTGATGGCACTAATTTTGAAGTAATGAGTCTAAGCGTAATCATAAAAAATAAGAATGGTAAGCTTAACTCAAAAAATCAACACACAGTACAAGAAAGATTACGTCCTTAATTTATAAACGAATACAAATAAAAACATGATATTTCAAATTTATTTTACTCTGGTTCTTTTAGCCTTTGCCACTAGACTAATGGCTGATACAAACACTGATCATGATATTCTCAATCATATTGAAAGGCATCCTAAATGGAAAATGGTTTCAAATATCGCTGGATGGACGTTATTTGCGTTAGCTGTGATAGCATTCCTGTATTTCATATGGTGCTTTCCGAAACCATCATATATTCTATAACCAAGAAATTAATACAATGGAAAAGAGAAATTTAACAATTACTGTAACTGGAAATGCTGGTTCAGGTAAGTCACACCTTTTATACCTGCTTAAAGGGTTTCTACGTGACAATGGCTTCGATGTGAACCATCATGTAGGTCATGACTTTGACTCTGAAATAGGCTTCGATTGGTGCGTTGACACTAATTTCAACAAAGCTGTCGAAGCATTGAGAGCAAATACGACTATAACGATTAACGAGGTTCAAACAGCACGTGAGCCTGTAAAATAAGCACTATGCACGAAATTACAATTGAGGAACTGAAAAATGGTAATACCATTTTTGTAAAGAAATTTGGCACAGATATGACTGTAGCCGAAATAACCAAATTGCCAAACAAAAGCTATGAAATAACTTTTGAAAATGGCGATACAATGATCTGTAAACCACGTACTAAACTGGAATTACATGTTGGAAGTAATTAAAATAGGCGAAGCAGAAATAATCTTACAGGATTACGAATTCGGTAAAGGTAAAATAATAATTGCTGCACCTGATTGCAATTTCTCGTATCAATGGGGTGCTATGAATAACAATATTAGAGGATTTTTACTATCTAGTAACACTGATTACATTGTGAGGGCACTTAGCAACTCCAATGATAGAGGCGTATTTGATGCTAAAGCGACCTTAAAGGCTGTTAGACATTATATCCGAAAAGAAATGTTTCATGAGTTGCCTTGGTACAAATGGCGTGAAGCACAAAAAGAACTTCGATCAGAATTCAAACGGATTGAAAGCGATTGCGAAGACGAAAGAGAATTTGTCGATAGAATGCAGCGAATTAAAGATATTTGCTTTGACATTGATGATCATAGAGAAGAAAGAGATTTTAAAGAAACCATTGGGGCATTTTGTGATGAACCTTGGAATTTTATCTGCAAAGGCGATTCGTATGAAACGAATTATTTAAAAAAATTATTTCCATTATTACAAAAAGAGTTGAAAAGATGAAGCTATTCATAACAGATTTTGCTGACCCTAGTGTTGGCTTGTTTCAAGCATCTTATGATGTAGTGTGCCCTTTTGAAAAAGAAGACGTTCATGCTTTGTCATTCTTCAAAGAGGAAATCAAAAAAATATACTCGGAATTTGCCGAAGGAAAAGTAGTCGCAGAGTATGACTTTGAAAGGCTTGATCGAAATGAAAGCGAAATACCAGAAGAAATTGAACATGACACATATGGCGTTATCGAAGATTGACGAAGAATATGTTCTGGAAAGAATAAAAAATGAATTCTGGATTGATCGTTACGGTGCATGTCATTATTACACTGGAACACTTGAAGATGCGTATCAAGTCACGTCCTTTCATTTCAATATTGCTAGAAACCTCTATCCAACAGTTAAATATCCTGACGATGTACTAACGAGATTAGGATGGATTGCCGTTGGTTCGGGTTCTTATAAGCCTGAGATTTGTAAAAGTCCCACTGATAGTCAATGCCGCACAATGCGTAAATTGGGACATTGCTCAATTACATTATATAATGGAACAGAATTAATGCTATAATTATGCAAGAGATTTACATGGAAGTAACACTCCAATATATGTTTGCTATTGGTAAAATGGCTGACGCACAAGCACTTGTTGACAAATCAACCCAACATGTGCTTGAAACAGTGAGTTATATTAAGATGAAGCCAGAAAATGAGCCGACCAATTAAAGATACGCCTATATTATATGGCGAAGATGCCCGAAGTTTCATTTATAACCATGAGCATGCTGTAAAGCTTCCAATTGAGGTTCGTGAAAGAATGCAAAAAAATTATGAAAAAATTTGTAATCTTTCCAATGGCGGCAACCTCTCTGGAAATACTTGTCAACAGACGGTTATACAATCGTAAGTGGATTACATGGACTAATAAAATTCATAGTAGTATTTATGTGAAAAATAAACTACTATGGAACAAAAAATAAGCGATCTTGGAGTTAACTTGATAAAGCACTACGAGCAATTAAATGATGGCGACTTACAAGCAATAGGACTACAACCAAAGCCAGATGTAAGTGGATATATGACAATTGGTTATGGTCGTGTTTTAATTAGACCACAAGGCGGATATATAAAAACAATTGCGGACGTTGCCAAATATTTTCCTCAATATCTTACAATTGACGAACCACAGGCAGCGCAATATCTTAAAGAGGATTGCGATAGATTTGAAGACAGCATCAATTCACTTGACTTACAACTAAGTCAAGGTCAATTTGACGCACTCGTTTCATTCGCATTTAATGTTGGGTTTGGTGCTTTAAAGGGATCAACCCTATTAAAAAGAATTAAAGGCATTGTTAGCACACCTTCAATTGAGGTCTGCTTTGGAATGTGGAATAAGTCTGCTGGCGTTGCTTACAGAGGTCTTACTTTTCGTCGCCAATCAGAATCTTTGCTGTATAGTACTGGCGTACTTAAATTTTTCAATTAAGATGAAAAAAGAAACTAAGAGAGAAGTATCAAATATAGCTAAGAGGCTTAATGAGATACTTGATACGTATAACCCATCATCGGCTACGCCGCCACCATCGTCAATGGCTGGGGGAACAACATTAGTACCCGATGAAACTGGCAATCATCCTCAAATGCGCACAGACGAGCAAACAGCACCGTTACCGCCACAAGTGAACGCAGCATCAACAACGCCACCAACCACTGCTCAAAGTGCTCCTATGGCATCGGACGTAAGGACATTGCAAAAAGCAACTTCCAATGCCAATACTGTTAATAATGCTAGCAAGCGTATTAATACTGCAACGGAGTTTCCACAAGCATTTAAGCTATGGTTTGGCTCTTTAGGATATAAGCCAGAGAATCCAGCTATTTCAATCATGCGTGTGAGATTAGAAATTGAAAAAGCCATGCGTGAAATGGGATATAAATAATAAGATATTCAATGAGTTATAAAAAGGTTGCATTAATTTGTAACCTTTTTTTGTTTTACACGTATAAGCTAAAAACAATTAACAACTATGGAAAAGGAAATGAAATATTTGGTTGGTGAGTTTCAGATAACTGGCAATAATCAGATTAACGTCGATCTGGTATGTAAAGATTGGGGACATTTATGGGTAATCCTTCAACATGAGGATACCTATAGGCTGGTAAAGTATGTTCGTAAAGATTCACAAAACACAGCCCTAAAGACTGACATATCACAGATACAGGCACTCGAAATAATTAAGAAATTGAATTTAACAGGAAGCGAAACATTTTTACGCTGTTCAACAGCTTGGAGGTAATATTATGAATAAGAACGAAGCATATCAGGAAATGAAGAAAGGTAATGCTGTTAAAGGCGAGTACTATACCGATGAAGAATACGCATTCATTAATGCAGAAGGCAAAATCGAAACAGAAGAAGGCTGCGTTCATGGCGGCAGATTCGATGAATTCTGGGATAGAATACAGGTAGAGGAAGGCTGGTCATTATATACAGGTGTAAGGAATCCTGTTACGCCAAGAAAGAAATTCAACATTTTTAATTAATTGGCGGATTTTGACTATGCGCACAGTATTTATAATGAAAATAATTAAATGAAAGAAAAATATAAAAATGAATTGAAAATTATAGATACTCAAGAAAAAGCATATCTACTTGGTTTTATGTATGGTGATGGAACTATTAGCACATATACTGAAATAAATGGTAGAATAAGACACCTATCAAGAATATCTATATGTATTGATGATAAGGATATGCTTTTACAACTGTTAAGCATATTTCCATATTTTAATGTTGGGTATTTTGATTTTTCAAAATACAATTTAAATAGCAAGAAACAAATTTCATTGTCAAAATCATCAAAAGAATTATACAATGATCTTCTCTCGAACGGCTTATTTCCAAGAAAATCGTATGAAAATGCTTGTAAGCTAAAATTACCTGATATTAATCAATTGTTAATACCACATTTTATTAGAGGCTTTTTTGATGCTGATGGTAGCGTATATATTCCAACACGTAGAAGAAATTTATTAACAATGGAATTCAGTTCTGTATCGATGGAATTACTTGAAAGCCTTAATATATATTTAAAATCAAAAAATATTAATTGCTGGAAGATTAACACCAAGCATCCAAGCAAGGGTAGGCAAACATGCCATGCACTAGTATTCAATAAAACTGCTGAAATTCAAAAATTAATTGACCTAATGTATAAGGATTCGATCATATTTTTAAAGAGAAAAAAAGAAAAATGTATTCTCTACAAGCCTGTTGATAAGGTCGGCGATAGAAATATGACTTGCAAATTTTGCGGTAGTAATAGAGTGCAAAAAAATGGAACTAGAGGCGACTCAACAAGATTTATTTGCGATGATTGTATGAAAGGATTTTCAATAAAAACTGTAACCTTTTTAAATAAATAACGTATAAGCATATATAAACAATTAAAATAAAAATAAAAATGATAATTGACACAATTTTAAATGACGCCGAGATAGTCGAAACTAATAACAGTTCCGCAAGAGAAATGCGTATTAGTGATAATGCTGCTCAAATTTTCTTTAAAATGTTTACAAAGAACACCTATTCCAATCCGATTGGTAGTATTGTTCGTGAAATCACTAGTAATTGTTTTGATAGTCATATTGAAGCAAATGTCGTGAAACCTATTTTACTTCGAAGAGGAACCGATTCTCATACAAGAATGGAATATATTTCATTTATTGATTTTGGCGTAGGCATGTCGCCAGATAGAATTAAAAATGTTTATGAGGTATTATTTACGAGCACAAAGCAAAATGATAACACGCAGATAGGCGGATTTGGGCTGGGGTCGAAAAGTTGTCTGGCTTACTACAGACAAGTAGGTGACAGAGTTACCGAACAGGATAACAGTTTCTTCGTTATCACGATTTACGATTCAAAAAAATATACATATTGCATCTATGAAGGCCCTAAAACCCCTCTTATCAATCTGATGCATGTTGAAGAATGTCTTGAAGGTAATGGTACGGAAGTTCGTATCCCTGTCTTAGGTAAAGATATGTATAAATTCGAAACTGAGATTGTTAAACAATTATATTATTTCGATAGCATAATCTTCGAAGGCTTTGAAAATTACAAAATCACCAACGAGTTCAATGTACTACGAGGCAAAAACTTTGTATATAGAGGATCACATTATTCAGATACCATGCACATATGTTTAGGAAAAGTAGCATATCCTATTAATTATGATGTTCTTGAACTCGATTCATCTAATTACAGTCTACCGATTGCTATTAAGCTTGAAATTGGCGATGTCAATGTCATAACCTCACGTGAAGCCATTGACTATTCGGAAGCCACTATTAAATTGTTGGTGAAAAAGATGAATGAAGCTAAGGCTGAAATCGAGACTTTAATTTCTGCACAATATGATAATGTCGTAACGCTTAAAGATTATTTTAACTACAAAGCGAACTTTGGCAAGCTGTATTTGCCAAATAACATGGAAATGGACTTTGGTAACCTGTATAAAATAGCTAATATTAAGTTAAACAATTTCGTACATGGTGATATACCAATGATTTCAGATAGATTGATGTTCAATAATCTATACAGAACAACATTGTATGGTAAAAAAGTAGGCGATCGTAATAAAGGTATATATTTTGATGGTGCTTATTCTCAATTAGGTCAGGACAATTTGTATTTAACTGGCAATGCTTACAGACGAAAAGTGCTTAAACATCAGTATATTCGGAGCAAACATGAAACGAATTATCTAATCAGTGCAAATCCGTATTCCAAAACTGTAAATTCATTTGCTGAAATATTTAATGTTGAACGTTCAGAACTTTCAAGAACCGACGATCAGGGCGATGTTCAAATGTCTGAAATGTACATTAAAATGCTTGCTATGGTTGAAGCATATCAGGAAATTGTTGAGGAACAAATTCCTAAATATGAGGACATTGTTGTACCTGAAACATTCAAAACTACCAGATTATATTCGGTAGACAAAGAAAACATTACAATATCAATGGTTTACAGGTATGATGTTGTTAACAGAGTTACAATGAAATTCACTGAACTCGCTAAGTTCAAAGGTACGATTATCTATACGGACTTTGAGAAGATCAATATATTGAAACGTGCAAGCGACGTATTTGAAGACTTATTTTCGCCTAGAACTGAGGTTACAAGGAGTTACGATAAACGCAGCGGTTTTTACGACAGCAAGAACAAAGCGAAAGTAATGTTTATCATGGTGTCGAAAGCCAACATGAAAAGACTTAAACAATTAAGGGACATTTGTGATGTGGATGATATATACAGCAGACTGTTTTATCGTAAAGCAGATTTAGTTCAGAATAGTTATCATATTGGTAGAATCTTTGTACAATATTCCTCGCTTGATCCATTTTACAGGTCGGAAGACTTTAAAAGTATCTTTCCCGAAATCGGTGCTAAACTGACTGAGTTGACGAATTTTTTGCATCTGAACCAAACGAAGCAACTCTTTAAGACTACTTCGGAATTAACACTTGAAAGATTCTTTAAAATAGACAAGGATAAACAACCTGCTAAGATTATGAAATATTTTAAAACGATCACGAAGATTGACGAGATATGTAAAAAGTATAGTCATATCTTCCAATTCATTAATATTCCAAATAATTACGGAAGCAACCCAGAGTTCTCCAAATTCATAAAATCGATTATAAAAATATAGGAAATAATCGACGGTTTTTGTAACAAAAATAAAGTATTAACGTATAAGTAATAAATCAATACGATTCAAATGAATATATTAAACGCAATTAAAATCGGAAACATTATCAATCTGTCTGTTAATGGTATCTTGGAGAAAAAGATTTGTGCTTCGAGTGAAGAAGCTAAGAGCATTTTTGCCATGATCTTAAAGACAAAGGCTGATCCGACAGACCTGAATGTAAAGAACCTTTATTTGTTTCTTAATAACAAGGTTCGAGAAGTCATTGTCGCTGGCTTCGAATGCGATCTTATCGACGGAAACATCTACCTTGAAGGCTTTAATACGCCAGTTCCAAATGCAATTCTTGACGTAGTTAAGGACTATCATGAGAATGAATTTCCTTACGATGTAATCGTAAGCTTCTGGAAATTGTTGATGATCAATCCTGACGAAAAGGTTCGCAAATCTTTGTTCGACTTCATCAGCAAATTCAATTTGGTCTTGACCAATCATGGCTATTTCTTAGCGTACAAAGCAGTAAAGCTTTATGTTGACCCTAAACCAGTCGCCGAAGCTAAAAAGATTGCAGCAAAAGCCGAAGCTGATCGCTTAACAACTGATCAAGCACAATTGGATTTAAGCATTGCCGCAAATCAGTCAAATAGCTTAACTGAACTTGAAAAGCTTGTTGTAAGTGAATTCAACAAAGTGAAAAACGTTTGGAAATGTGCTCCAAAGAATTACACTGTTTATACTACCGATGTTGACGGCAAGTTTCACGCTACCGAAACAAAGACAATTGATAAATGGGATTTGTCCGCCAAAAAAGTCACTAAAGTAGGTTGCCTTAAAAGACTGTTTGAAGACATTCCAGTACAGATCAATGTACCAGTCGCTGCTCCAGTTGTAGTTGAGGCTATCGAAGCACCTGTTGAAGTTGTTGAACCTACGATCATCTATACTGACAAACGTACTGGTACATTCCAGATCATTTTAGGTCAGCCTGTTCATATGGACAGAAAAAAATGCGATGGCGACCCGAATCAGGATTGTAGCTATGGTCTACATGTTGGAAGTACTCAATATGTTGAGATCTTTGCAGGTGCGACCGATACAGTTCTGTTATGCTTGGTGAACCCAGCGCATGTTGTAGCTGTGCCAACCTCAGATTCAAGTAAAATGAGGGTTTCAGAATACTTCCCAATCAGTGTTATCAGTCGTACAGGCACTAAAATCAATGCAATTGAGCCTTCATTTTTCGAAAGTGATTACATTGAATATGAAAAAGCCGAATTAAATGACATGGTTGCAAAAATTCTCAAAGAACAAAAGCCAATCGAGGATTCTCTGAAATCTAAGACTGATAAAAGACCTTTAGCAGATATGCTGAAAATTATCCAAACACGTATAATTGATTTAAAATAAGAAAATACAATGTCCAAAAAAAGGAAATGCGCAGCCGATTATCGTATCGACTATAAGAGTGCTGTTGATACTCTAGCTTATGTTGAGAGTAAGATCAGGGAACGTCTTTACGACTTGGCTTCGGCTAATCCCGAAGTGCCTATCATGACAGCAGTTAACGGTGACACACTTAACAAAGCTAAATCGCTCGTTAATAAGTATTACATTGAAACGCTGAATATTGAAACTCAGTTTTATTTCATTGAACTCATTGAAAAGTTTAACGCTGACTTGATTGGTAAGCAATTGGAAATCGATTTCTCAAAAATTTAAGTAAATGAAAAACGAAAAAGCGCAAATCAGTTCCTTTAGGACTTTACCTAAAGGAACTATATTTTACTCACTTGATGGTCACAGTACCGTTATATACGATAAGGACATTGTGGTAAAAATGTTGAACGATAATACCCACACCGCAAATGGTAGAGTGCAAAAACTTAACTTTGACATGTACACATATGTTCCGACATTGTCCGATGATATTGAAGAACCTGATCTATGTTTTGACTACGATCAATCATTACCTTACACTTTGCCAACTTCAATCTTTGTGCGATGATTAAATATGTAAAAGGCGACGCCACGCAACCAATTGGCGAAGGCGGAAAATTGATTATTCATTGCTGTAACGATGAAATAAAATGGGGGGCTGGTTTCGTTCTTGCTCTTAGTAAACGATGGAAACAGCCAGAAGCAATGTTCAGAGCTTTAAAAAATCCTGTTCTTGGCGATGTTCAATTCGTTCCAGTTGAGCCAAACATAATCGTTGTAAACATGATTGGTCAGCATGGCATCAAAGCATTGCCAAATGATAGCCCAATTAGGTATGACGCAATCAACACAGCATTGAAAAAAGTAAATGCTTATGCCATAAAATACAGATACACAGTACATTGCCCACGTTTTGGCGCAGGTTTAGCTGGTGGGAATTGGAATGTAATTGAAGCTTTGATAAATGCAAACATTACCGTTGATGTGACTGTTTATGACTTCTAAAAAGGCTACAATGACCGTTCGGTATGGTATATACGGCGGAGACATAATGTACCTATCAATAAATATCTTCACTGGTAGGGACAGCAATAAGGCTTACGATAAGCATGTGGTCGAATCATTTAATTCGGGTAACTTTGTTGTGGACTGGTATAATGCTATCAATTATGCTGCTAGACATATAAATGAATATGATATAACATATTCTGATGGTATTAAAGACTTCTTAAATTTATCCGAATTATATGAAGAAGTCTTTTTGAAAAATTATAATGGCACTTGGCAGCTAACTAATTTAAAACCAGTTGATTCTGAAAAGTATTTTGGGTTGTACATTGAAAAGGGCAATTCTTCTCAGTCATGGGAAGAATATAGAAACTATTGCAAAAATTATCAAGACTAAAGTTAATTAAATATTTATATACAAAAATTGTATTTTGTTATGAGCATACCTGACACATTTTTACAAATCGATCTCAATCTTCCTGACAACACCGAAAAATTGTCGGAAGCAGAGGTAAAAATCGAAAAATTCAAAGAAAGATTAGCTAAATTGCAAAGCACTGGCGAAATTAGCAATCAAACTCATGAGCCGCTTTATGATGAAACAGTGTTAATGCTTGATTATCTGGGAAGATTATCAAAGCCTGTCTTCGGAGTTGAGGATATTATCGAATCCGTGTACTTCAAAGAATACATTGCCGAGCCAAATAAAGTAAAAAGACTTTGGTACGAGCATTATGAGTACGTACATCATCCGTACACTATTCTAAAAAAACGGTGTTATACGATTCTCGAAGACCTTGACGACGAGTTTTTCAGAGTAAACCATTGCTTTCCGAGCAACTATTACTTATAAGCCATGAAAAAGCTAATAAGGGATAAGATAGTCAGGTACTATAAGGAAAGCGAATTTGAGCATATAACAAGTCAGGAAGAATTGAATAAATTCTATGCTTTAAAAGTTTATGAGGAACTTGACGAAATCCAGCGATCAGATCATAAAGACGTTACCGAATTCGCTGATCTTATTCAAGTAGCTATATCGTTTGCAAATGCAAATGGATTCACGTTACCCATAGTAATGACTGCGGTGCAAAAAAAGGCTGATGAAAAAGGTGAGTTTAGCGATATAGCATTGCTAAATCTAAACCCAAACAATCCCAGCAACAAGGTTTATAGATAAATTACGATGCCTGAAAGTGCAATATATAACACTTTCAGGCATTTTTTGCTCATTATTGCCAGAATTGTTGTATAATGTGCAATATATTGCACAAAAACGCTATATTTTGTCGTAAATAGCCAACATATTAGCAAATATTATCGCATGAAAAATCATACTATAAGTCTAAATAGGCTAGTTTTGTATGATTTTTCATGCGAAAACTAGCCTATTTCGCATCTTTCAGAAAAAAAAGTAAGTATATTTGTAACAAAAACAATTTTTGTTCGTATAAGTATAATAATAAAGACGTAAAATATGGTAAAAAAAACAATGATGCTGATCGCAATTATAATGGCAATTTCGCTACTTAGCGGATTTGTAGTGGCAAATAAGTCATCCACAGGCGAAGGAAATGAACTTACATTGATGAATGTCTACAATGAACTATGCAGACTTGACGTAAAGGATAAAAACATCGTCATGGCGCAAGTAAGACTGGAAACAGGACATTTAAAAAAAATATCACATAAAAATAACTTATTTGGTTTTAAAGGACTCAATGGAAAATACAGAACTTATCCAACATGGCAGACCAGCGTTGAAGCGTTTAAAGTATGGCAAGATAAGTATTTCGTGAGTGGAAGCTACATAGATTTTATAATAAAAAAGAAATATGCTGATAACATGCATGCATATATTATAAATCTAAAAAAAATAATGAAAAAGTATAACAAAGTCAACGAAAGCTATGAGCTTATAAATTGATGTTATAGCATTTTAAACTCGAAAAACATAGAAAATGAAAGATACGCACTCCAAAATTATTCAGATATTATCTGAATTCTTAGAAAAAAACCCTGAACAAAGGTTCGGACAAGCACTTTTTAATTTAAACATTAATCAGCATAAATACGATATATCGTCAATTATTAATCCGTCAGAGGTAAGCTATCAAATGCGAGACATTTACAATGACAGTGATAAATGCATGGCGGATAGAGTTAATGAATCTGGAAGTATTTTTAACTTAGAATCAGCACAAGATGTCACAATCCATTGAATTTACAATAGAGTATGTAGTCCTAAACTCGCAGGGCAGAGTTATAAAGGATGGTGAAATTATAGTGAAGCACAAAGCAACCAAATTCGAGGCTCAATGCTCATTAGAGATATATTTACAAAAGAAGTACCCTGAGTTCAAGTCCATGATCGTTAATAAATGCACTGAATCTAGTCCATTTATGGGCTTATTTAACGATATATTTGGCAAAAATAAGAATAATCCCTTTGGAGGATCAAATCCATTTAAATTTTAGTACTCATGATTTTAAAACTTGACACCGTAGCTAAGACCATTCAAATTGATGGCACTGTAAACGCTTATGAATTACTCAAAGCATTGAAGGTAATGCTTCCAGAAGGCTTGTGGAAGGAATTTAACATATTTCAAAAGCCAACTGAATACATTTATAATCCTGTCTATCCGTCGTATCCCGTTTATCCGTATACGTCGCCATATATTTGGAATCCAAATAGTCCTGTGGTAACATTACCTTGGCTATATACTGGCGGAACTTGTAATGATACTGTTACTTGTAATGGTACAGTGACTAGTTCCAGTTCGAATTATACAATTGGTATGGATGCTGCTGTTACTGGAAATAATGCCACCATTAATATTCTTAAAAAAAGCATTTTGAATGAAGGCGTATACGAAATTGTTTTAATGCCTGAAAACGAAACTAAATAATTTTACGAGTATTTATCATTGTGGGGATAAAGCCTTACAATGATAAATATGAAAAGTACCACACATGATGAATTTGCAAAAATGCTGCATGATCATAATTCTGAACTTACAATTATGTCTAAATTTACAGGATTACGCAATAAAATTATAGTAAAAGACATTGACAATATTACATATAATGTCGTAGCTAATAGTTTACTGATTAATATTCAACCGAGAATAGTTTCAGCTATTAATAGAATAGAGGCTTTTAATATAAAAATGCATAAAATATTTCCAAATCTACGCATAATCGACGAATATATAGCAGGTAATGTGAAAATGCGGATTATTGATGATTTAGGCATTGAATATTTCGTTAAGCCTGAAAGTGTTTTATTGGGACGTTATCCATCTATTGAAACAGCGATAGATAAAAATAAAGCATTTGCGTTAAAAGCAAGGGTAATTCATGGCGACAGATATGACTATAGCCAAAGCATTTATTTTAGAGATAAGGTAAAACTTAAGATAATTTGCAAAGATCATGGCGCATTCGAACAGCAGCCAAATGCTCACATAAAATGCAAAGCTGGGTGTCCAGTTTGTAACATTGCAAGAGGGTGGAGTAAAACTCAATGGCTTAATTATGGTAAGGACAAAGATTGTTTAGTTTATATTATTAAATGCTTTAATAATGATGAAGAATTTATTAAAATCGGAATGACAACTCAAACAACAAAAAAGCGATTTAATGATATTAGAAGTATGCCATATAATTACGAAGTCATTAAAGAGCATTTGTGTTCAGCAGAAGAAGCTTGGAGTTTAGAGAAGGAATATCATCAAAAATTCAAAGAATATAAATATTTGCCAAAAATAACATTTCATGGAATACAAGAATGCTTTAATATTAACACACTTAAAAATTTTAATTTATGATTATAGTTTACCACCGAAAGGATAATGATGGCTTCTGCAGTGCCGCCATTATTAGAAAAAAATATCCCGATGCCGAATTTATTGGCTGGAATTATGGCGACGAGTGTAAACAATTTCTTGACTTCATTGACGAAGAAATAATTGTCGTAGACATTTCATTTCCGATGAATATAATGTATAATATTGCTAGCCGCAATAAGCTTACATGGATTGATCATCACGCATCGAAAATTGCGGACTATATTGCTTTCGAGCATTCTTTTGATAATAATATTAATGTTGTTCTTGAAGTTGGTAGAGCCGCTTGCGAATTGACATGGGAATATATCTTCCCAGATAAAATGATGCCAGCATCTGTTGAATATCTTGGAATGTATGATACATGGCGTGGATACGGCTCAGACGAATGGAATCATAATACATTGCCATTTGAATATGGTATGAGATCGATTTGCTCAAGTCTTGAAACATTTCCGAAATTTATTCTCAATTATGATGAAGACGGTGCTATTGATAGCATAATTAATAATGGCAGAATCGTAATTGGCTACCAAAATGTTGTCGATTCAAAACTATGTTCAGCAAATTCATTTATACGCAGTTTTAAAGGTTATAGAGCACTTTGTTTAAATGTTCCTTACATTGACTCGAATACAATGCAAAGTGTTTTTAACGCCTCTGAACACGATTTAATGCTATCATTTGTTTATACTGGTAAACATTGGAGTTGTAGTCTGCGTAGCGTCGGAGATTTAGATGTTAGTGCTATTGCTAAATCAATGGGCGGCGGTGGACATAAAAATGCCGCTGGATTCGAAGTTAAAAGCTTTGAGGACATCTTTGACTAACTAAATACTAGAAATATTTTTTAAAATCGCCAATCGGATTAATTTCGGTTGGCGATTTTGCTTTATATTCGTATTTATGTATAAATATTTTACTATGTCAAATCTATCCGAATCAACATTCATTAGTTATGAGCCAGTCAAACTGATTGACGAAGTATCAACACAGCTTTATTATATTGGAACATCAAATTTTGGAAATGCATCAAATTCAGCTGTATGGAAAATAAAAAAAATTGAGAAAATTGGCAACGTGTGGAGTCTTGCTGCATATCCTGACGGAAATCAAGATTATAAATTCGTTTGGGATGAAAGAGGAAATTATAACTATATTTAATACCAATTAAAAATGGCAAAACTAACCACAGACTTATTAACAGGCGTTCAATTCTTATTGAATATTGATTTACCTGTAAGCGGTTCGTCAATAATCGAAACCGATCCGACCGTTCCAAATTATATTAAGCAAATATCATCAGGTGATATTGCTAACTGGAATTCTAAACAGCCTGCTGGAAATTATCAGTCGGCTTCGGGATTTACTGCCCATGCTACTGACTTAAATATTCATTATGCTCAGTCTGGCATCACTATAACTGAAAGTCAGGTAACTAATCTATCTACAGATTTAGCGAATAGATCACTAACAGGACACACTCATTCACAATATTTAACGACCGAAAATGACCCGACAGTACCTGATAATGTTAAGGCTATAACTACTGGCGATACAGCTAACTGGAATTCTAAACAGCCTGCTGGCGATTATGTGCTTACGCCTACTTTTACAGGACATACTAGCGATTTGACAATTCACTATCAGCAATCTGGTATAACTATTACCGAAAATCAGGTGACTAATCTTGTTAACGATTTAGCTGGCAAGTCATCTACTGGACATACACATACTGGCGTATATCAGCCTATTGGAGCATATTTAGTCACTGCTGATATTGCTGGCAAAGAAGACTCTAGCAATAAAGTGACAATTATAACATCAGGTTCTACAAATACTCAATACCCAAGTGCTAAGCTTCTTTATGATCAATTAGCAACTAAACAGCCAACAGGGGCTTATTTAACGTCATTCACTGAAACCGATCCCACTGTTCCAGCTAATGTTAAGGCAATAACTACAGGCGACACCACCAACTGGAATTCAAAGCAAGCTTCTGGCGATTATGTGCTTACGCCTACATTTACAGGACATACCGCCAATGCTACTATACACTATGCACAGTCTGGTATAACTATTACCGAAAGTCAAGTGACAAACCTTGTTAATGACTTAGCTGGTAAGTCATCTACAGGGCATACGCATACAGGCGTTTATCAGCCTGTTGGCAGTTATTTAGTCGCTGCTGATATTACAGGCAAAGAAGATAGTTCTAACAAAGTAACAATTATAACATCAGGTTCTACTAACACTCAATATCCAAGTGCTAAATTGCTTTATGACCAATTAGCAACCAAACAGCCAACAGGAGCTTATTTATTGCCTGCTGATATTACAGGTAAAATGAATTTAAATCAAGCTAGCCGCCAGACAATTATAAATGGCGCACCCACATTCAGCGAAGGCTTGACATTAGGAACTAATCCAACAGGAACAACTTTTGAAGCAGGTAAAATTTATTATGATGCCCCTAATAAAACTTTGGGAATTTGCATTGATACTGATGTTACAATACAATTAGGTCAGGAGGAACTTGTTTTATGTTATAACAATACTGGCGCAGATATTCCTAACGGTATGATGGTATACCCAACAGGCGCAAATGGCGATATGCCTACGATAGCTTTAGCTAGAGCTGATAACACTGTTTTAGGATCATTCCTAGACATTGGTATGACTACACAGGTTATACCGAATGGACAAAGTGGATTTGTTACAAACAGAGGAATTGTTCATAACATAGATACGTCTGCTTTTGTTGCTGGCGATACATTATATCTTAGCACATCTGTTTGGGGTGGCGTAACCAAAGTGCCGCCTACCAGCATTGACGACTTCTTGGTAAAAGTAGGTGTGGCATTAATGATAAGTCCAACTGTAGGTTCAATATATGTTAGACAAATTCTAAATAATAGAATAACTGACCTTGTTGATGTTGCCATTGATACGCCTATCGTTGATCAAACTTTAGTATGGAATGGCTTGAACTGGATCAACAAAAACTTGGCATCAGTAAATGCTGGTATTGGAGTTAATTTCTATCTTGATGATACTCAGATTATAACAGGCGGAACGCAATCAGTCGCATTACATACACTATCAAAAGTGCCAGTAACAACAACCGAAGTTATTGATCAGGTCACGCTTGTAACAGGAAATTTAACACAAATATTAGACAGATACTTGTATGACGTGGCATTGGGCGGAACGCAAATAGACGCTGGCGCATGGGGTTTTAACACATACTGTATGGTCAATAACTCTGGAGGTATTGCCACAATTCCTGTGACAATGCGTAAAGTTGTTGCTGGTACAGGCACTGTGACGATTACAGGCACTGGAACATCAAGAACAGCCACAGTATCAGGCGGAACGCCATTTGTTGCTGGCGACGTAAATGCAAATATGACGCTTTCTGGTCTACTTAGAACTTCAACTGCTATATTTAGAATCATTGCTTATACCAGTACTTCTGTAGTTACTGTTGAGACATTGACAACATATGTTAATGAGGCTAATGTCGCATACAGCAATCATAAATTTTTATTTACTGATAATATAACCGAAATTAATCAAACAACTGTTGGCTTAACCACAACAAATTCATTTCAGCCTGCTTTTAGCATAAATGCTACTGATAAATTGGGCGTGACTTATTATGGTCAGAGTGACACAAATAACAGAACTGTTACACTTTATCATAATGGAACAACCCATTATACTAATTTCACGACGCCTTTAGTTATTAGACATAATGACTTATCTGGATTACAAGGCGGTACGTCAACAGAAAGATACCATGTACCAGCCGCTACTGCAACGTTGCTAGCTGCTTTAACATCAACTTCTGATGAATTAAATGCGTTGCATGGCATTCCATCGGGCTTAACCGCCACTGAATTAGGATATGTTGATGGCGTAACATCGTCTATTCAAACGCAATTAAATGCTAAACTCGGTAAAGTTAGAACTACATATTCTATAACAGGCGCAACGACCTTATCATCAACGCATGCAGGTGCAACCATTGAATGTAACGGAACATTTGCACTAACATTGGGTAATGCTACGCAGCAGGGCACAATTATTGATATTGTAAATGTTGGCACTGGTATTATTACATTGGCAGCGTCTACAACGATTTTGAGTAGAGATGGACTATTAACATTGAGCAAGCAGTATTCTAAAGTAACTGCTTATCATCAAGGATCGAATATATGGATCATATATGATATATTACCATCTGAATTAATTTATTTATCAGGAACTACCTCAAATGTTCAAACTCAATTAAATGCTAAATTATCAGCTACTAATAACAAGTTGATACCATCAGATTTCGTGTGGACAGGCACATTAACAGGCTCGAATCTAACATGGGTTATAACATACAGTCATACAATTAGTGGAAATGTTACGATTCCATCTGGTGTAACTCTCGTCTTTATGGGTGGATCATTAAATGGCATCACAACGTTAACAGGTACTAATACAAAAATAATTGCTGATGACGCCAATATCATTTCAGCAACAACAATTGATGGAACATGGTATTCTGATCATGTATGGTTTAAATGGTTTGGGGCAAAGGGCGATGCTGTCACCGATGATTATGTTAAAGGTCAGCAATTACTAGATTGGGCTTATTCTAATCACTCTATGAAAGTTTACATGGGTGTCGGACGTTTTAATGTGACTGCAAGCGGTTTCACAATAAAAACTGACTTTGAAGGCGAAGGCAATAGAACGTATGGATACAATAGTGAGATATATAATCGTACAACCGCAGGCTATGGCGTAAAAATTGCTGAAAGATATATAGCATTGGCAAACTTCACTGTATATGGCAATGCAACAGCAAATTACGGTGTTGGTGCAACCTGTGGAGACGGCGTTCTGTTCGATGGCACAATTTATACAGGAATTCAATATGTCACGCTAAGAAATGTTGTATCTATTAGAAATTCTTATGGATTTAGATTCACAGGCGGCGCATGGTTAATAAATATTTATGATAGCTATGCGATTGAAAATCTTTACGACGGATTCAATTGCGATAGTGCTGAAAGTGCCCCGACAAATACAGGTCAAAAAAATGATATAAACTACTACTCTTGCACATCAACAGGTAATGGACGTAATGGTTGGACTATTTGGGGTATGAGCTTACATTTTTATGGTTGTGACGCCGAATTAAATTATGGTTCTGGTGTTGATATTACAAGTGTCTTATCTCCAAACAGAACCTTTGATGTTGACAATTACAATACATTAATAAGTGGCATGCATTTCGAAGGAAATGGTCGTGGATCAATCCACGTTGCTGCTGGTATTTATAATGGACATTATTTCTACTGTAGAGGTTTGATTGTTGAAGGCTGCTATTCATATGAGGATACCGCTTTATTTAAAGGAGGCTGGGTTAATTCAATATTATTTGAATCTTATGGTAGTGTAAACGAAGGAACTGGAGCAATTAGAACGATTAGAATTGAAAAAAATACATTTACAGGCTCACATGCTGTTTATTGTAATTTCAACGGTTTATTAGATGCTCAATCGTCAATAGACTTGCCAACAGATACTCATTATGTTGGATTCGGTAGAGCAGCGAATCCTAATCAGTATAGAACGCTTGTTGTTTCAGGGTATTTTTATGCTAAAGGTGTTACATGGACAAACGTTTTACGTTCTGAAACTGTTGCCACTGGAACAGTTGTGGCATTTCCATTAACGCTTCCAACAAACTGTAACATACAGCAATACAAGATTTGGGTTCAAACAGACGCCACCAATTATACGGTGACATTCAATACCATTTCAAGGGATGCTCTAGCTGGTATTGGTGCTTATAGTAATTCATTAATATATTCAGATGCAATCACTGGAAACTCTGGAAGCAAATTAGTGAATTCATCAACAACAGGAAATTATACAGCATCAAATCGTGTTGTTGAGGCAAGTAATGATATGTATCTCACAATTACCATAACCATCATAACGCCAGGCACATACCTATACTTAGGCAATCCTGTTATATTGTATAAACCTTAAGTCTTATCACTATAAAAATCCGTAAATTAGAAATGATTTACGGATTTTTTATTTAATAACTATCAAAATCTGTAACAAACAAAAAGTTTGCTCGTATAAGCGAGAAAATAATACGAACGAATGACAGATTTAGAAGTTATTAACAAATTGCTTGCTTCGAAAAAGCCAAGCGATATTTTTGAGGCTGATTGGAAGAAAACATACATTACGTATTCCAAGCTAATTCATCCAGACTATAGTTCATTATCCAAAGCAAGCGAAGCAATGGCAATCCTCAACGGTTATAAGGATTTAAAGGAAAATGGCGCAGAGTATGAGGATGAAGCTGGTAAGTTTCGTGTCTTTGACGATAAGATAGTCTACGCAGTGACTGCGGCGAATAAAGCTTTAATCACCGCTTCGTACAATAACTATCGAATCTTCAAACAAAAAACAGATGCTGCTTCAAAGAACTTTCAGAAATACATGCCTGAAAGCATGGAATTAACTGCCGATAAACTTACCGTACATTTATTGAATCGAGCAGTACCTCTTACAAATCAAAAATTGTCACAAGAGCATGTTAATTGGATATTCAGCAGACTGTTTGAATACTCATTATATATTCAAAGTCAAGGTTATTCCCATTTAGGCTTTAATCCGACATCTGTATTCGTCGTGCCAGTTAATCATGGCATTATATGCACGACTTTTTATCACATGGCAAAACTGGACGGCAAAGCTAAGACAATTTCAGCAAAATACAAAATGTGGTATCCAGCAACGCTTTTTACAAAGAAAATTGCGACAGATGATATTGATCTCGAATTAGCAAAGAAGATATCCTTATACTTGCTTGGCGACAAATCAGCCGCTGGTATGAAGCTAAAGACTGATAACTCCATTCACAAGGAGATATTAAGTTTCCTGATCACAAAACACGAATGCTCTTTAGATACCTATGCCAAGTACAGGGAACTATTGAAGAAGCATTTTCCGCCAAAATTTTTTGATTTGAATTTGTAAAAATAATTGCAAAATTTTGTAACATTTTTAAAGTTCATACGTATAAGTTATTTTAAGTATCAATATAAACATCAATTTTTAATTTAAATTTTATTATCATGGGAAATCCAGTACATTCAGAATTCAAGTCTTTCGAAGAGGAAGCAGCAGCATCAGAAAATGCAACAGTGGTAGCACCAGCAGAAGAAGTTGCTAACGTTGTAACACCTGAGCCAGAAGCATAATGGGCGGTGGAAAATGGACGGAAGATGCGTTTGCAACCATAAGCGCATCCAAAAGAGGTAAATCGGCTTCGGAAATCTTCGCAAGCGAAGAATCAGTTGATATGACCCCAAAGATTCTTGTTGACAAGAACAGAGAATCAAGGGATAGCGACGAGCATCCAGAATCTTTAGCCGTAATGGTATTTGTCGATGTTACAGGCAGCATGGGAATGGTTCCTGAAAATATCGTAAAAAACAATCTTGGTGGACTGATGAACACCATCATCGACAATGGCATCAAAGACCCACAGGTCATGTTTGGAGCAATTGGAGATCATATCAGCGACGACTCTCCGCTTCAATTAGGTCAATTTGAATCAGAGACAACTTTGATTGACAGCTGGCTTACAAAAATGTACATCGAAAGAGGCGGTGGCGGTGGTAATCACGAAAGCTACCTGTTAGCTTGGCTTACTGCTGGAAGGCACACTTCGATTGACTGTTTCGAAAAAAGAAGCGTAAAAGGTTTCTTATTCACAATCGGCGACGAACGTAGCTGGACTGAAATCAATTCTAATTATCTGAAAAAGGTAATGGGGTATACTCAATCCGAAGACGTTACTGACGTACAGTTGCTTGCAGAAGCACAGCGAATGTATAATGTATACCACATTCATGTAAATGAAACTGGTTACAGAAACGACTCGCTCGTATTCAACTACTGGAAAGATTTGATGGGACAGAATTTCATTGTTCTTGAAGACTACACCACGATTTGCGAAACTATCGCCACCGTTATTGCCATGCAGAATGGTATTGACATGGAAAAAGTAACTAGCAAATTTAGTGCAAAAACATCCAGCACAGTTACCAATGCTTTAATGGTATTGTCTAAATCAGGCGATTCTATTTCAAAGAACGATACAGGGGTTATTGAACTATAACAACTGACACGAATATAAAAGGCGATGATATTAAATTATTATCGCCTTTTTTGTAACCTTTTATATTTTATACCGTATAAATTATAAACAATCACAATATGAATAACGGAAAAGACTATAGTGACGAAGACAAGCAAGCTTCAAAAGACTTCGGCGACACAGGCATCAATTATGGTAACGAGATCAGTTTAGCATATGACTACAATTGTCGTAAAATAGAAGCGGATGCCGAGGCAGAAACAGCGTTGGCTGAGTTCGAAGCTGAAATGAGATATGTGCAAAGAGGTATTGTTCGAAAAAATAATGCCGCTGTAATGTTTGTCAAAGATAATATCTCATATGATTTCGATCTAATTGAATTAGACGATCTTGATTGGCAACATATCGGATATGTTGAAGTCGAAGAAACTGACGAAAAGGAATCAGGATATTCGGACTATAAATTTTACTATGAAAAGGGTGATCGTAAGTTAAAATATATGCGTCAGGACGATGAAGGCGACTATCATAACTTAGTATGGCAAACCGTAGGATATCTCGGTGACGATTACTCAGGCTATTTGCTTTTTCCATTAAAAGATGGAAGATACTGGAAAATATTGTATTCTTGTTAATTAACTGTAAAAAATAATATATGGAAGCTAGTGTTGTAGTCGGGCTAGGATATGGCGACGAGGGTAAGGGAAGCATGGTTAATTTCCTTTGTAAAAAATATTATAAAAAGCCGCTAGTGGTCAGGTACTCTAGCGGCCACCAAGTAGGACATACTGTTGTCGAAGGTGATAAAAGACATGTCTTTTCAAATTTCGGCTCAGGAACGCTATCAAATGCGCCTACATACTGGTCTGAATACTGTACCGTCAATCCTTCCGCAATAAGATCAGAGGGGAAAGCACTAGCGGCATTGAAAGTGTTTCCGACATTATACATAAACGACAACGCTATGATCACAACGCCATATGATATATTAAAAAATCGTATGGTTGAAACAAAAAACAGGCATGGAAGTGTTGGCGTTGGGTTTGGCACGACGATTCAAAGAAATGAGGATCATTTCAAATTATATGCCAGAGACTTACGTTACCCAAAGGTGTTCGAAGCCAAATTAAAACAAATTAGCGACGTTTACTATAAAGAAACTTTTAAAGAATATCCAGCAGATTACATCGAAAAGCATATTGCCAATTTTAAGGCTGATTGTAAGCACATTCTACATGAATGCATGTTTTCTTCAAGTCTTTGGGAAGTTCTTGAACATGGGTACTATAAACATATTATATTTGAAGGTAATCAGGGTATCATGCTTGATCAAGACTTTGGGTTCTTTCCGAATGTTACCAGAGGTAGTACCACTTCAAAAAATGCTTTTGAGTTGATGAAGTCAATTAAGATGAATCCTAGTAATGCTGACGTTTATTATATAACACGTGCTTATGCTACTCGTCACGGTAATGGCGAATTGGCTAATGAAGGCATGCCCACATCATATATCAAAGACAATCCGCTTGAAACGAATGTATTAGGCGAATTTCAAGGACATTTCAGAAAAGCACCACTTGATTTAGAAACATTAAAGTATGCAATGTCTTGTGATAAAACTTTCAATCAGAATGGAACGTCAATGCTGGCTGTAACATGTCTTGACCAAATTCCAGAAAGAATACCGATCATAAATGGCGATAAGATTGATTTATTATATCCATCACAAATCGGCTCAATTCTGAATATTAGTCCGCAAAACATCTTGGTGAGCAATTCAGACAAAGGACTATTTGTAAATCCAATTGAACTATGATAAACGTTGCTTATAAAATTGTTGAGAAACAGCCAGATGGCTCTTACAAGTTTTTATTTTATAACAGAAGAAAAACTTTTGGGTTTGGGAACGTTCTTATAGCCGAAAAGAAATGGGGTTATGATGGCTATAATACCGATGGCTCAAAAAAGCTTTATATGACAGGTATTCATGTGATAGAAACACTTGAACTGTGCTTGAAGTATCTGAAACGCTTTAAAAGAACTGACAATAAAGCAATTGTTTTTTGTGAAGTTGAAGCTGTGCGTAGGAAGCCACGTAGTCGATATGGTGTTATGCTTGCCGACAGTGCTGTTGTGCTTTCGGAAGTATTTATTCCATATGAGCAGAAGTAGAAAAAAGACACCGATTGAAAGGCATGCTGGGGATTCACAAAAAGAGAGTAAACAGCAGTGTAATAGAATTTTTCGACGTGTCAGTAAAATCAATATTGGCATGGACAGCGACCCTTTGTTTAATAAAAATGAAGCGTTAGATGAATATAGCATGAGTGGTGATGGTAAACGCTATGTTAAAGACGTATGTGAAAGACATATGAGGAAGTAAATATTTTACATATGTGTATAATTGTCATAATGATCAAATAAAATCCTTATCCCAAGTTGTTTTTGTTAATTTTCTGTATTTATACTAAACGGTAAATTAATCATGGCAGCAGCAGATACTCTAAACAAAAATGTCCAAGTACCGATTTGGGCAATCGGTACAATAATGACAATTTTAATTGCATTATTTTCGTTTACTTATAGTTTTAGCAAGGAATTCAGTAAGGTGGCAACGCAAATCGAATTAAATACTGTTGATATTAGATATTTACAGCAAACCAAAACTGATAAGGAAACAATTTTCACAATTGTTAATACGTTAGAACGCATCGAAACTAAATTGGATAATCATATTGCGCAGTCCGCAAGTAGATATTAATCAATAATCAATGCTTAATATTATAGCGAAGTATCTAAAAAATACTTCGCTTTTTTTGTAACAAAAAATCAAAACCACCGTATAAGTAATAAATTCGTCTGGATATTCCAGATGTGTAAAATAATTTATATGGGCTATTTAACAACAATCACTATTTACAATGACGGCTGTGATCAAATTACAAAAAATCCAAAAGAATTTGCGGAAAAAGTAGAAAAGGCTTGCATGGGCGTGTATACCAGAAATGATGGAAATGAAAATTCATTCGGTCTAGGCAATCACAGCAATTTAGTCACAGTTCAAGATCCTAGGCATATGGACGATAATACGATATACATGCACATGGGAAATACTGTATGCGAAATGAATGCGTATTCCATGCGTACAACACATCTGATGGTCAATTCGCCCGCTTTCTTTGACAAAATGTTAAAAGAAATGGAATTTCAGGTCAAAAAGTTAAAACAGCGAAAAAAGGAGTATTATGTCGCAAAGAAATAATGCGAAAAATTCGATGTGTCCTGTCGTAACCGTCATGTCATGCAAGGTCGGCGGCGTTTATAGTCTGGAATATCCAGACGGATGCGACAATTGCGAAATGCTTAATTGGTGGGTTGCATTTAAAACTGAAAAGGAATGTAATGACACATGGATTAAACAAAATCAAGATAATATCGAAGCAGTCGAAGAATACTATAAAAAATATACCATATGATTGAAATCATTAAGAATGACTGCCGATGGTGTAAGCATTTAAAAAGAGAAGAGGACGGCGCATGGGGTGAATCGATGTATTTTTGGTATGAATGTGAATCAACATCATATCATAATTTGAGGTCATTTCCATTCGCCGCTACCAAGTGCAAAAAATTTGAGCAATCTGAATATTACACGAAAAAAACATATAGCTATGACGGAAAAAGATATAATTTCGGCGTATTGTAAGATCAGGACGATTGATCAAACAATTCCCGATGAAGTTTTAGACTTCATGAAAGAGGCTGCTATCGAAAAGCTTGTTAAAGCCGATCAAGACGATGCAAACTGGATTCCATATAGTTTCAACATATTGGCATCACGCCCAAAGGTGTCTGGCAAATATTTTGTCTGTCGTAAAGATGGTAAAGTACATTGGGAAACATGGAACGGTAGTGGATGGGCTTACAATGAAGCATCTATTAAGTATTGGAAAGA